TTATTCAATGGATACAGTTGTGTTATTTGCAACAGTTGCATCGAATTCATATCCCATTTTCATTTCCGCTTTAGAACCACAAGGAAGAGGAACACAGGTACAACAGAATATTACCACCGATAAAGGCGTGCGGTTTTTTCCGGTAATATAAACTTCAGAAGAAGTAAAATTCACTATATCCCCAGAGGGCAAGGTTAGAAATCGAACCTTAATACCTAAACGTCCCTTTGTTCCAAACCAAGCAGACCTCTTTGCTTCACTTACAACCCCTTTGGCAATCGTACCTGCCGGAATAGCTACTGTTTTATTAATAAGAATATCTCTTGATACTTTGAAGTCGATATTTTGTCCCTCATGCACCTGGGACGCCTTTACATTACTAATAGCTTCTAACGGAACTATAGTGCCAGCCTTAATAACTATTTCTTGCTTCTCTTGGGCTTTGGATGTTATACATGCCAATGTAACCATCAATAGAAATAAAATCTTTTTCATTGCGCGTATTTATTTAGTTTGTTCTTTAATTCATTGAATAAATTGGGGAACTAATAACTATGTAGATGAAACACTATTTCTTTTTATTACCCCTGTAACTTTGTATATAATTTTAATAGCTGGAATCGGAATTTCAAATGGAGGATAAAAATAGTCACCTTCCATAGGGCCATCTGTATGTTTTATATGATTGTCTGACATGCATATAAGTGCTGTTTTGTCCTTATTGTAATAGAGCCTTTTAATATATCTGTTTGATTCTGTTTGCACAACATATACGCTTCCCGGTTCTATAAAAGATTCATTAAGTGGACGTATTCCGATAAGACTTCCAGGAGGATATCCTGGTATCATACTATTTCCATAAACATACAGAGATGCCTCGCTATCTTTTAGTAAATCTCCGACATTTATCCACCCTGTACGAGAACCGCACATATCTATATTCGCATTACCGGCAGCAGCTTTTGCATTATATACCGGCACGAGTTTCCCTGTATGAGTTGAATTTGTGACAATCTCAATACCCTTCGTAAAGTCTTCGTAGTCTAATTTCATAATTCCTGCTATTTTCGCAGTTTCCTCTTCTGTTAGTGTTGTGAGTTGTTTGTTCAATAGATTTCTTTCTATTTCTTGGTAGTTTAAATAGCTATAATAATCTTTGAAGAAGTCTATAACTGTATAGTCGTACTCAAAAGGTGGAATCACTTGAATAGATGATTCTGTTTTGATAGAGTTGTTTTCAACTGAGGATTCTTCTTGCTTCTTCAATGGCTCCCCTCTACCTGTTAATATGTAGTCGGAGTTTATATCATTTCTATTTTCGCATATAGCAGAAAGGATGTCAGATGGAAGTGATTTATCCTTCCCTCCGGTAGTCTTTCCATCTCTCATCTGAGATATTTTAGATTGAGCAGATTTTACGCCATATTTTTTTTCTATTTCATAAGGGGTTATTCCTGCCTTATCTATTGTCTCAAAAAAACGTTCAATCATTCCCATAATATTCAAAGTATTATTTTGGCTTTATAATTATAAAGTATACATTTGCATCGAAATCAAGTTGCGGATGATTTCAACTAATATGTTTAACTGCTCCCGTAAGGGACTATATAGGCGACTTTACTTCAAACCGCAACTTTGGAGTTGGTCGCTTTACTTTATTGCTTATGGAAAGACCTATTATTCCATTCTGTGAATTGGATAAAGATAATCATATTCCAGATCCACGATCAATCATCCAGATTGCAGTTTCAGATTATAGGAATAGTAATATATCTGATAAAGAACTTTCTGAACATATATGTGATTCTCTTGCATTACTTATGAAAGATTATCAATTGAATATTGAATGTTATAATGATACATCCCACTTAATTTTTAGAGAAAATAAGGATTGAGGCGACTACGATTGATACTATCCATGATACGGCTTCAATATATTGATGTAGGCGTATAATGGATTCCTGATGCCTTATTTTCTTTTTATAGTTCAATTCTTCATTTTGTAATCTTAGGTTTTCTGACATTAACTTATCCAATTCATTCTTTCTGTTAATTTCATCCTCATGCTCCTTTTGTAATGCTTGAAAGCCTCCTATCTCTATAAAATCTTTACCTTTTTGGGTTGCCGTGCATATATAGTGGTCCGGCATGCATAATCGCATTGGTTTTTCGATTAACCCTTCTGGAAATAGAAACTCGTCAATAATAGACATTCCTCTTTTAGTATCAATAGAGATGCAATCTTTTGATATAATCTCTATCAATATATCATCTTTTTCTTTTGCTGAATATATATCCATGTCTCCATATTATAATAAGGTATAAAGTGGCCTAATAGTTAAATGATGTTTAATACTATATAATTCTAAAGCATTTATTGTTATGCTTTAGAATTATATAGTATATTTGCATCATCAATCAATCACGAAGCAAAGGTAGCGTATTGAGTTGAGTAATGCAATAGTACATACATATTAAAATACACGATTATGAGCACGAATTTTAAAAATCAGATGAAAGAGGTCATGAGCCTTGCTTGGCGCTTCTTTAAAGTAACAGGCGAAAGTTTCTCTGAATGCCTGAAAAAAGCTTGGCAAGTTTGCCGGCTTGCCAAAGAGATGAAAACTAAAACAGTTCAATTTTTCTATCAAAAAGTGAATGGTGAAATCAGACAAGCTTTCGGTACGATGAAAAAAGAAAAGATTCACGATAAGATAAAAGGTACTGGTGTGCGAAAGAATGAAGACCTTTTCAATTATTGGGATACCGAAGTAGGTGGCTGGCGTTCTTTCAAGAAGTTTAACCTTATAAAAATAGTATGATTATGACACACTACGAATTAGAACAAGGCTTGAACGCCTTATACAGAGACTTGGATAATGTTCAGAATATGGATGAAGCAACAGCCTGTAAAGTTTACAACGTAGATTGCAAGGCTGATATTATCGAAGTGATGCAAGAAGAAATAGAGACTTACAAAGCAATTCTAGGACTTGATGCTAAAGAAGACGATGGTATGGATTACGATGCCCTCTGTATGGTTCAAGGATTGAGCCGATACGCATAACACCCCTACCCTGCTGACGGATTGAACGGCAGCCGATAGCGAGAATCGGGCAGGGTTCTATTGATTAGTTCTTTGACATTTTGGTTAATACGAAAAGAAATTCAACCATAGCAGAAATGCCGTGACCGGTTGAAGGTTTGAATTAGTTATAAACATCACTTGGAAGTCCGAAAAGTCTTTATCAGTAAGCATATAGCAGGTTAGGCGAGCTATAACGCTATCTAAGTGATTCATCATATAGCCCTATTGACAGCTTGAAACTGGCAACTGATAGTGAGAATCAGATAGGGCACAAATTTTAAATTATACGATTATGTCACATTATTATTCAAAAGTAGATGCTGATAGTTTATTATCACTTGTAAATGCATCTGATTGCGTAGAGTATTTCGATACATCTAGTTTGGTTTCTGAAATGGATGAAACAGAAGTCCTAAATCAGATAAGCGAAGATACTATAATTAGTTATCTCGAAGATAAAGGGTTTAAAATCGAAAAGGAGGATTGAATATGAAACTAATCCAGTTTATTTTATCCATAATTTTAGCCTTATGTGCTATTGGTATGCTATATGGGGCTATTACGACATCTAGCCCCATGAAATTAATGTCTATTGTTATAATGGGTATTATATGTATTGGGACTTTCGTCTTTGTCAGAATTGCCTATATAGAATTACACGAATAAGTTCAAATTAATAGAAAGGAGTAGGATTATGGGAGTATTTGAAAGAAAAGCATATGGATTGTCTTGTGATGTATGCCAGAAGGTGTATATAAATGAATATCTAGACAAAAGTCTTTGGTGGAATGAAAATTCGGCAAAGGAAGATGCAGAAAACAAAGGATGCTGGTTAATAAAAGATGAAAAGTGCTATTGCCCTGCCTGCTATGAGATTGATAAGGATGATAATGTGACTATCAAGGAGAAAAAAGAATAATCAAATAAAGAATAGTAATGAATGAAATTATAATTATTAACGGCTATGAGTATACAAAGGATGAATTTGATACCATAGCGGCATTTATAGGAAGCGATATTAATTAACTAATAACATAAATAAGTATGAATAGAGGGCAAGAAGTCGAACTGGCAGCAAATGCCGAAGTAGATGGTTTGAATGGCTTAGAAGGCTTTGATAGAACCGATATGATAAATATGTTTGGTTCTGGCGTTACTTGGGCAGATGCTCATCCTGAAGAAATCGAAGGGTGTGACTTCTGCAAACAAGAAAGAGTTGCTACCCATAAGTCAAAAGAGTGTGATTTAAGTTACGATGGTGAAACTCTATGCGTAGACATTGATATACCCTTAACTTGGGGTAGTGCAACTGGTTATTATGGCTTTAATATTAACTACTGCCCGTTTTGTGGCAGAAAATTAAAGTAGCTTATGAACTCAATAAACGAAAACGGTTGCAGCGTATGTCAAATAAAGTAATGAATCAAGAAAGAACATTGCCCTTTGGCAAGTACAAAGGACAAGAAATAAAATATATCATACTTACCCACATAGGGTATATCATGTGGTGCTTTGAAAATATTAGTTGGTTTAAGTTAACCGATGAAGAGCAGGCGATATATGATGCAGTTGCGATAATGATTAAGAAAGATAACCTCGAAATGACTTTTCCGGTTGAGTTAATGTATAAGCATATAAGGAATAGAGAAGCATTTGAGCGATTGGAAACACCATTTATTGATAACAATAGCTATACATCCTTTAAAACGATAGACAAAGATAATCCAATTTGCAAAAGTGTAGAAAAATACATAACATCTACAGAATTACATAAGATACCGTCATTTCCTGATTTGTGTAGTGGACTTTTACATTCTATGAATAAAGAGGTTGATAGAGCCTATTGTAACGGAGAGGCTGATGAAGATATATTTGATTATTAAAAAACTAGAAATCCGCAAAAAGGTAGACCGATAATCCGGCATAAGGTTCCTGCAATAAGTCAGTACTGTGAGTAAGGGAAACCAGCCGGGCGGATTCTGAAAAATATAGTAGTTTTATCGTGTTTTATTTTGTGTTTGTGTTGTACGGGTGCGCGGTCTGTGAAGATAGCGCATCTTTTTATTTGAAGGAATGGCGGAATTGGCAGATGCGGTAAAGCTTGGCATTCCCGGTTCGAGTCCGGGTTCCTTCACTAAGTTTATTTTATGTTTAACCAATGATGCCGACGAAAAGGACGTCGTAGGGTTTAAGCCCCTGTATTTATTTGATTTTTAAATGTTCTGCATCTATCCCGGTGTCCGTTGATTCGGTATCCGGGAACAAAGTAGCTCGTGAGAGTGAATGTTTATCAATAAAAGAACAAGAATATCAAAGTCCACATTAGAGCGCTAATGTGGCAATCATGGATAAGTGGCGGAATTGGAAGACGCACGGAACGTATGCCGGGACTCTCGCTTATTGGCAGTAAAGCCCATCCCCGTTCGAATCGGGGCTTATCCACAATCACTAATAAAAACAGCTTATGGAAAAAGTAAGTAGCAAAGAAAAAATGAAAACCATGAAGAAAGGAGCAACAATCAAGTTGCCAATATCTTCATTAGAGACAATTCGTAACAATGTATCCCTTTTGAACGCCAAGCATTACAGTGAAGGCAAGAAATGGAAGTCTGAATCATTCAAAGAAAAAGGCATTGTTATAGTTACCAGAACTGCGTAACCAATCAACTTACACGATTATGGAAAGAGTATTAACAGAACTTACACCTGAATGTGAAGTTACAGCACGAATGTACGCACAGGGGTATGAGAAGAAGGAAATAGCTTCGATGAAATGCAGGGCGTTGAGCACGATAAATAACCAACTGCAAGAGGCTTTCAGAATTCTTCGAATTAGAAACGGAAGAGAGTTGGCGACAATGTTTTATGAACGAATGACAGGAATGAAATTTACTATGGACTTCTCTCCTGTTGCACGTTCTGCAGTTGCTTGCTGTTTTTTATGCCTTTTTTCTTTTTCACTTTATCACGAACAGAGTGATATGAGAAGGGCAAGAAGAACAAGAGTTGAAACTATCGAAAGAGTAAGGAGGTCAGAATGAATGCAGAAGCAAAACTAAATACTCTGTATCGAATAGGTAGCAGAGTTTCTCTCAACAAAGAGCAGGCAAAAGAGTTTGTAGGCGGTCGTTATAGGCTTGAAAAGCTGATAGCAGAAAAGAAAATACGGGCAGAAAAGACCGGAACCACGAAAATGTCTCCTTATGCAATCAATGCTTGTGATGTGCTTCTTTACGCTATTGATTCTAAAGAACAAAGAATATAATTAACCCTTTAATTTTTACGATTATGAATGAAAAAGAATTGGCTATTAGAGAAAAAGAATCTTCCTTCGAGATTCAAGCAGCAGATTTGAGCAAAAATGAACTCCCATCTTTAGAGGATGCTCAAGAGCTTCCGATAGACTTGTGCGGCAATTATTGGTCTCCAGAACATGCGGGAGAATTCAAGAAAATGTTTTTTGCAGAAATCAAACCACAAAAGGTATTGAGTGCTACCAATCCAGATGAATTAATAGATTTGGATTGTGCTTTCTTTTTGGAAAGAAAGGAGGATGGAACAGTTCAAACTATAACCAACGGCTCCCGAAGATTAGTAGGTATTTTGGAGCAGTACATCGAGAATGGTGCTCTCAAAAGAGGTACTCCTCTAAAAATCACCTACATGGGTAAAAGAAAGAATAAGACCAATAATTTCCAGTCAGACAATTGGTCTGTTAAGCCTTTGCTTATAAACTTACCTGTTGCCGGATAATGGAAACGTTTGACTTAAATGTATTTGCAGAAGGGGAAGAACTTAACCCTTCTGCCTATAACCCGGAAGACTATCCCACAAAAGAGGAAATGCTTGATTTCATATATTCAAACTTTCACAAACCACCTATTAATATAGACTTGAAAGGATTAAGTGTTAACGGAGTGGTAAAACGTGACCCGATGGATATGTATTTGAAAAGCAAGCATATTTCTTCTTCTAACCTAAAGAACGCTCTCAAGACTCCCCGCTCATTTTATTATGATTACGAAAGGGTGTTTGAGGAAAAAGAAAAGCCTTGCTTTCAGTTAGGGACATTTGCTCACATGGCATTCTTGGAACCACGTTTATTTGAGCTTGTAAAAGTAGAACCTAAATACAGTCAATCATCCAAAGAAGGAGTGATTGGAATGATTAAGTTCTACAACGATTTACTTTCAAATGATAAAAATTATATTCCAGATGTTGAAGAAGAAATACCTTCTGAAAGATGGAATTTTAATGACTTGAAAGAGCATCGTGACTACAAGAAGCAGAAATGTATAGACTTGGGATATTCCTTTATTAGTGAAGATATGAGCATGGTGATAAAGGCTCTTGAAAGAAACTATTATTGGTATGGCGGTGGTATTATCCCTCAGTTATTGAAAGGGGCTTATTCAGAAGTGTCTTTTTATGGCAAAGATGAAGAAACCGGATTGAATGTACGGGTAAGACCGGATTATTTCAATGTAGAGGAAAACATCGGTGTAAACGCTGTCATTTCCTTCAAGACCACACGAGCCGACGAACTCGGCAAGTTTTATTATGATTGTGGCAAACTCAAGTATGAGTTATCCGAAGGTATGTATCAGGAAGTAATGAGCGGTATCACCTGCCGGAACTTCAACGTAACTATAATGATTATGTTGCAGACAGTAGAACCTTACGATGTGGCTGTTCTTTTCTGGTCTCCTGACGATTTGGCAAATGGGAAATACAAATACCACTATGCTCTTTCGATTGTAAAAGATTGCTTTGATAAGAACTGGTTTCCGGGATACGATGCCAAAGCAGAAGAAGGAGCTAGAGGTATTATTGATATGCAGTTGCCTGAATGGAGTCAAAAGACGCTTCATCCGGTTGCTATTGATGATTTTTAATAATGAATTTATGTAAAACAGATATTCAAATAATAGAGCGTTTACTTATGCAGTGCTCTGATAGAATAGAGAAATACGCTTCCAAAACATCTCCCGACCAGGATTTGTGTAGAAGGTGCAAGAAAATGCTTAAGAAATTAAAAACTAAGAAATAATGATTGATTTAAAAGATTATGTACCGGAGGAACTTAAATTCAAGCTTCCTTCCACAGTAAAATTCCCCGAAGTTATTTTCTCTGATTGCGTCTGTATGGACGACGTTAAAAAGAAGTTGTCAGAGCATTTTGTAACCATCCAAGAAAAAGATGTAATTGCTAACCGGGTGATGGATGATTATGAAATCTCAACTATTCGTGCGAACTATGGCGAGATTGCCGAGGAACAGATGCCGGAACTTGAAGCACAGTTCGAAGCTTTGAAAATCAAGTTCAACACAGAGAAGAAAGACTTTGAGGCAAAGATTTCTGCATTACATACCCAATTCAAAGACCTTGTGAACTTGGCAAAGAAAGGCATTAAGGATTATCCTTTAAAAATGATTGATACCTTCCGTATTCCTGTGATGGGGCATTACCTGTATTATTCATGGGTAAATGATACATTTCGTCTGGCGTTGGTTCAGGAAATACCGAAGCATGAATACAATGACCTTTTCAATTCAGGTGAAATGAATCAGGCAGCCTTTAAAACACTTGGCTATGAATTACCAGATATAGATGTGAAGGATACTAGAAAGAACCTTCGAAAGTTTGGCAAGGATGAAAATATTGTTGAAGTCTGGGAAGAAGATGGTCAGGATGTTTGGTTAGAACACTGGATTGAAGACTTCTTGAATGAAGGTAGTGGTGAGATTGTTCCTATCCAACGCCATGAATGGCATAGAGTACCAATAGAAGAAAGTCCATGGAGAAAGGAGGAAGAAAATGACGAGACTGGCGCACAAGAAGGGGCGACCGACGAAGTATCGGCAGAGTCTGAGAAATAATCCTTATTGGGAAGAGGTAAAACGCAAGGTTAGAATTCGCGATGGTCATAGATGTCAGGTGTGCGGTAAGACATACAATTTGGAAGTCCATCACAAGGTCTATGACATTGCAGGATATTCCATAGTTGGACATGAATTAGAGTTCCTGTATTGTCTTGAGATTTTATGTGAGGATTGCCATCGAATGAAACATGGTAAGTAACTTTGTTAACCTGCCTGCTTGTCTGCAAGATATAGTGGGCAGACATGGAGAAGTGGCAGAATTGGTATTGTTAAGTAACCGCCCGTCAGCGGTGAAAAGGATGGACGTAAATAGCCTGACGGCGTAGAATATCATCCGATTGCGGGTTCGAGTCCCGCCTTCCTCCACATGGGGAACGTTGTTTTTCGCTCTATTTTCGGATTCCTTCAATAAAAACATTGAAATGAGCGCGGTTAGTTTTTGCTGTTTTTAATTCCGTAAATAAAACAGCACACGGGCGGTGTGGTCTGCTATAAGTACCGGTGCACCCTTATAGTTCTGGTTCAAATCCAGACCGTCCACAAACCTTAGAGAGAGAAGCATATAAAAGCGGGAATTCAGCTTATACAAAGTACGGGGGCTGGCTGATGATTGCCGGTGACACGACTGAAAAGAAGCCGAAGCTTTGTATAAGTTCCTGTTAGTAGTGTGTTTCGTTGGAATAAATGTTGAATCGCCCCGAAGAATACGCTTCGGGGCTTTTAATTAGAAACCTATAAATATTAGATATGAAACAGGTAAGCAGTAAACAAGCTCAGAGAAACAGAGAAGTTGCTAAAATAAAGCAGTCACTTTCTCCCTCTTGTGCAATATGTGGTAAGCCGGCTGTAGATGCCGCACATTTGATTCCTAAGAGCATGTATCCGGAACACTACACCAATCCTCAGAACATTGTAGGATTTTGTCGGGAATGCCATAATAAGTACGATAATAACTTGGCATTCAGACAGCGGCAAAAGCGTCTCATAGAGCGTGTGAAGTCTTTTGATGAATGTGCAGCAAATAGATATTTCCGTTTATGAATAGTTATCAACTAATATCCAAGCTCCGAAAGGTTCGGGATGATACCTATCTCACAACAGCCGCCCAAGCTCTTTATCACGAACTTGTAGCCATCTGTAATGAAATGAAGTGGAAGGATGTTTTTAAAAAGAAGAACTCTGATTTGTGTTCTATTCTGAATATGTCAGAGAAAACCTTAATAAAATCAAGGGGTGATTTGAGCGATGCCGGATTACTTTACTTCCAATCGACAAAAGACAAGCGAATAGGTTGTTATTACTCATTTACTACTGTAATATCATCCGTCTATTTTCCAGATGAAAGTACAGATGATTCTACAGATGAAAGTTCAGATGATAATAACGAAGGTGGAGAAATACCACCTGTAGAATCATCTGTAGAAACACCTGTAAAATGCTTAGATGATAATTTGGCATCATCTGAACTATCATCTGGAAAATGTTTAGATGAAACGAAAATTCCACCTATTATAGATATTAAAACTATAAACAAAGAAGAGAGTCTCGCGCATACGCACGAGAATCCCCCACCCGATAAGAAGAAATCCCGAAAGGAAAAAGGAGATGAAACTCCGTTAGTTTACCCTTTCACTTCTATGGCTTTTATATCAGCTTGGGAAGCACTCCGTAAAACTCCGAAATGGAAAAAGAAGCTCAACTACGCCCTTCAACTTTCGCTTGATAAACTTTCCAAGTTTGAAGAAGAGTTTGCCATCCGGCAGATTGAAAGAGCTATTGAATCTAATTGGACTGGGGTTGTATTTACGGGAACTGAACGAGATTATCAAGAATGGTTAAAATTAAAGCATGGAAACAATCAGAAATCAAATCAATCCTCAGAGTGTGCCGTTAAAGTTCGGACGGTCAAGTTATGATGCAGTTGCTTTCAGGAATTCTTCAGCTCTTTTCCGTAGGTGCTGTTTATTGGCATGTCCCGAATTCACTGTTGATGAAAGAAATCGTGATTTTATGAACGAGCTTTTTTTATATCTCATCAAGGGATCGGAAAAACTAGATGGAAACAAAGGTTTATTACTGTATGGTCCTGTTGGAACTGGTAAATCCACGATATTGAAAATTGTCCAATTGTACGACAGGTATAGCAATGGTAAAGACGAAACCGGATATTACTTATCTGGTGGATTTCCTATTGAATCAGCTACATTCATTTCTAATCAATACACCAGAAAGGGAGTTGATGGTATTTCTAAATACGATGGGTTAAACGGAATTGCCCTAGGTATTGACGAAGTAGGGAAAGAACCAAGGGTAAAATACTTTGGTTCTGAAATGGATATAATACAGTATATTCTCCAATCCAGATACGACAATCGTAGGATATGCAAAACGTTTATGACTACCAATATGCAGCCGGAAGAGTTTGAGCCTAAATATGGGGAATATATCGCAGACCGAATCAATGAAATGTTTAATGTAATCGAAATCAAAGGAAAAAGCAGACGATGAAATCACTTAAATACTTATTGGCCGTATTCTCCATCATTGGACTATATGCGGCCTTTTATTTTATCCTTTATTGGATAGTTGAATATTGCTTACGAAATTTAATATAAAGAAAGAAATGAGCAAAAAAATCTCCATAAAAGTAACTGAAGCACAACCGCTTCCTTGCCCTTATTGCGATGGTTTTTACGGTTATCAGTATAGTGATCTGTTTAGAATGAGTTACACGAGTGTGCATAATTCCGACGGCATATATTCCGGTGGGGAATATTCCGATGGGGGTTCCTTAAACAGGGGTAAAACAGCTTATTGTGTGAATTGTGGTGCCAAACTACCTTTTACCCTAATACGTGAAGGTGAGGAACAAGTCGAATAATTAAAAATAAGAACAGATATGAAGAAAATCATGTTCAATGATAAATACGGCTTAACGAAGGCTGTATTGGATGGTCGGAAACGAATTACAAGGAGAATAATTGCGGATAAGAAGCTGAATTACTATGCATCTATCAATTCCAACTTTGTATTAGTTCCTGTTCCTGACAGCCAAAAGACAAATCCAAAGGATGAAAATATCTATTTTGGTATAAAGGATAAGATAACAGATAATTACTTCTGTGATACTATAACTTCTCCACTCCGGATAGGTGAAGTTTTGGTGGTGGCAATGAGCTACGAATATGTTTTCTATGAACTTCATTGCGGTCTGCCTGATAAGTGCAGTACTGGCGCAGGATGGAAAAACAAAATGTTTGTCAAGGCTGAACATATGCCATATAAAATCAGAATTACCAATGTCGGAGTAGAACGTTTACAAGACATATCAGATGAAGATTGCTTAAAAGAAGGAATTGAAGAACATTTAAAGGGTGTACAATACGGATTTACTTCAAATATTGGATATATAGGTCAGTATCCATTTTCTACTCCCCGTGAAGCCTTTGCCGCTTTGATAAACAAAGTATCCGGAAGAGGGACATGGGAACATAATCCTTTTGTTTGGGTGTATGAATTTAAATTGTTTGACTAATAACCGAAATAGATATGAATCTAAATCAAATATATAATGCAGAATGTCTTACTTGGTTGCAATCACTTCCAGATAAGAGTATTAATTGCTGTGTTACTTCTCCACCATATTACGGGCTACGTGACTATGGCAATGAAGCTCAAATAGGACTTGAAAAAACTCCGGAAGAATATATTGAGAAATTAGTGAATGTATTCCATGAGGTTTATCGGGTTTTAAAAAACGATGGTACATTGTGGGTGAATATCGGAGACAGCTATGCTGGTTCCATGAAAGGTGCAGCGCGTTTCCCAGATAATGCAATGAATTATAAGCAAGGAACAAATAGAGGGACACTTGGCAAAGCTACATTGGTAAAACAGTGTACGGGATGCAAAAATAAAGATTTAATAGGCATTCCGTGGATGCTTGCTTTTGCTCTTCGTGCCGATGGTTGGTATTTGCGGCAGGATATCATTTGGAGTAAACCTAATCCGATGCCGGAAAGTGTTACGGATAGATGTACGAAGTCGCATGAATACATCTTTCTCTTATCAAAGAGTAAAAAATACTATTTTGATAGTAAATCTATTCAGCAGACAGCTTCTCAAAGCGTAAAAAGTAGGCTTGGCAAAGTTGAGAATGTAGGATATAAGGCTTTTGCGACTGCTAACAGTTTGGAGGAATCCAATCCGATGTTCCGGAAGAGTACGACACGTGAATATCAGTATGCAGACAAAGCTAATAAACGTTCAGTTTGGCACATTCCAACATCCTCTTATAAAGATGCACACTTTGCAGTATTTCCAGAGAATTTGATAGTTGATTGCATTAAAGCGGGCTGCCCTGAAGATGGTATCGTAATTGACCCGTTCATGGGTTCTGGTACTACGGCCGTAGTTGCCAGGAAGCTCAACCGCTATTATGTAGGAGCTGAGCTTAATCCTAACTATATAGGCATAGCAAAAAAGAGACTAAGTAAAGAATTGGGATTTTTTAAATAATACAAATCAGAATAGAAATGAAAGCAATAACAATAAAACAACCGTGGGCCTCTTTGATAGTCCACGGCATCAAGGATATTGAGAACCGGAGTTGGCGAACAAATTTCCGTGGACGTGTCCTTATTCATGCTTCCGGTTCCCATGGTAGAAAGTTTAGCGTTGACCTAACTGATGCGCAGACAAAGGCAGCATTTGCTACAATAGCTAAAGAAACCATGTTTGGAAATATGCCTTTTGGCTCCATCATCGGCAGTGTGGAGATTGTAGACTGCGTGCAAAACCATCCATCCATTTGGGCGGATAAAGGAGTTTATAACTGGGTATTGGCTAATCCTGTGTTATTCAAAAAGCCTATTCCGGCAAAAGGGAGACTATCATTTTGGGAATATGACAATCTATCAGAGGATGCAAGGAATGTTGTTGATGATGTGATTAAGAAACTTAAATCAGAATAGAAATGAATAAAAAAGTAATATTGCCATGCCCATTTTGTGGTGAAATACCAGTGTTAGAACGTCAATATTTACCTGCATCACTCTGTTTATCATGTAAGAATGATAATTGCTATGTAAATCCTGCTATAGAGATTACTGTATTTTGCAAGAAAAATAGCGACGGTTTTACGTTTGCGCCTCAATTTGAGCAGCATGAAAATGAAATTATTGAAAAATGGAATAAAAGAAACGTTTAAAAGAAAAAAGATATGAGTAAACAGTCAGAAAACAGAGAAAAGCAGGGTTTTCAGAAGAAGTGCCCTTGCTGTGGTAATTGTCTTCACTTTACGAGTGAAATAGTGAAAGAACCTTCTTTTATGCCCGGAAGTTATTGGGAGCGTGAAAAGAATCTCCGTTGTGGAATTGGTGATTTCAAAGTTGGAAAATCAAACTGGTGTCAGGAGCATAAGTTTAATAAATGACAAAAAAGGCGGGCAACTCAATACCCGCCTCTAAAATCCACTAATTTGGTAAATTTTGCAATAAGTGACTGTCTCTCTACAAAATTACAAAAAATACCCAAAAAACCAAGTTGCTAACCCTTTAAAATGATACGACCAAAGCATTATCAGTATTACAACCTGTCCCCACCCGCACAGCGAGAAAGGACTACATTAACCACTTCCGGAGCGAGAAGCCCTTAGAAGGAATCTATTTCACTGACTTCATCCGGGATGTACTTGAAAAGCGAAGCAGACGCAAGTCTGAACACTATGCAGCCGTTTATGATGCGATAATAAAGCACATAGATAACTTCTCATTAGAGTTTGACTGTGATATATTCACCAATTCGGTGACGGCTGAGTTCCTAGACGATTTCATCATTTACCTGGAAGACCAAGGATTAAGACATAACACGATAGTAGGATATATCCTGAAAGTGCAAACACTTGTCCGTAGAGCATCGCAATACAATTATGCAGTAGATGTTACCTACGATGAGATTGATTTGAAATGCGAGCCTACAAATGCGGTTTTTCTCTCAATGAATGAAATCACTAGGATATACTACTACAAGTTTGAGAAACAGGACAAGAGAAAGGCGAAAGAGCGTATCCGTGACCTGTTTGTTATTGGTTGCCTGACTGCGCTAAGATATTCCGACTATTCCACATTGACGGCAACCAACCTGCAAAACGGATACATTGTAAAACGAACCAAGAAAACGAATGTTAATGTGAAAGTTCCGGCACATGACTATGTGAAAGAGATATTCGAGAAGTACAACGGATTTGTTCCTTGCGGCCTCTGTATTCAGTACTTCAACAAGTACCTGAAAGTGATAATGAAAGAAATCGGCCTAAATGATAAAATCACTTTTTCCTATACAGAAGGCGGCGAACTAAGAACTGTTACCCGTGAGAAATGGGAGCTAATCAGCAGTCACACAGCCCGAAGGAGTGCGGCGACAAATATGTATCTGACCGGGCGGATGAAAACACTGGAAATAATGAGGTTAACTGGGCATCGGACAGAGCAAAACTTCTTCCGGTATATCCGGTTGACTGGTGATGATACGGCAAGGTCAATTAGCGGTGATTTGTTTTTTAAAAAGTAAAATCAATAACTAATATGGATAATAATATCGACCAACACTTGTATGCTGAATCAATGCAAAAAGCATTACAGGTTGATTTTCTCATAAATAGTGAGGAACTAAGATTGTATGCAACGTCTATCTATAATGCTTCAATATGGAGTAGAGAAATGGATAAAAGAAATAAAGCAATTCTTAAAAATAGAAGGCTTTTAAAATAGAAAAGGAGAACCAGCGAGCACGACCAAGCTTAATTCTCCCAAATCTTACACGATTATGATGCAAATATACTATTTACTTTTAAAATAATCGTGCTATGGTAAAAGAATTTTCAGTAGTTTCGGAACTCAAGGCTATACGTGAACAAAAATCAAGACTTTCAGAGAGAGAAAATGAATTATCGGCACCAGTGTTGTCGGATTTGGAACTTATCCCAGTGATATATGAATGGTTCAAAGAGGTATTGTCAGAGATGGCCTTCCCACCACAGGTAGAATGTATTACTCAGAGAAAGAAGTTTCTTTTCATCGTTCTTTTCCTCTTTTCCCCCAGTGTATTAGCCGGTGGTCGTATGCCTAATGGAGTTAGAAAGAGCTTGGAAGAAGTGTTTCCTAACGTAAAACCATGCACAATATCGAACAATTTGGCAGATGTTGTTTTTCTCTATCAACAATATAAAGACTTTAGACAGGATATAGAGTATATTTACACCGAAATCGTAAGTCGGTTGAAATTCAAAGGGCTAATCAATTAATGAGCCGGGGCTTAGTGCTCCGGCTTTTCTGTTTGGTTCACAAAATCAAATTTCAAATAAAACTCTTGTCTGAACAATCTTTTTAAGGCTGCTAAATATTTAACCATATCATCATATAGTTTTTCTTCTTTTTCTTTTATGTCGTTTTCAAATTCATTCCTTATTTTCTTCCATTGCTCTATGCTATCTATTGCCATTTTAGATAATGCGGAATTGTTTGGGTCTTGATTGGATAAATCAAAAAATGTCTTCCAATCAGAAAGAGAACTTATAGCATTGCTCGCAATATAACATATAAATGTGACATAATGCTGTGAACTATCTACAAGGTTATTAATGCGTTTTATTGTATACTCATCGTCAATAGAAACCATCAGCAAACGGTTTTCGTGATTTAATTTCAACAATGTTTTGTTCGCATCATTTATCAATGTTGATAGCTTTTCTACTGAATGTTTATCATATAAATAATATAAAAGTTGATTTTTGTATAATTGTAGTTCTTCTGCTAAATGTAGGATTTCTATAAAGCGGGTAGTTCTTTGCTCAATATAGGAATGTTTTCTTTGATTTTCAAAAGATATTTCATTCTTTATGATTTCCATTCCTTTAGTTATTTCTTCAATATCTTCTTTGGTTGCAAGATTTTTGCCTTTTTCGGTTTCATAAGATATACTCTGTGCCGATTCTTTGGTTGCTTCATTTTTTGTTCTTTCTGCTATTAATGTTATTTCGCGTATATCGGATTTAGTAGCCATGTTTTTCCCTAATTCTGTAAGCATTGCGATTTCTTTAGAATCTTCTTTAAGAGCTATATTTTCACCTTTCTTCTCTGCGTAAGATTGATAAAATAAAAAGGCAATACTCCAAATGGCATTTCCTACAAAGAATAGTATTCCAATTATTAAATAGTCCATATTATTCTCCTTTCTCTAATTTAATTTTCTTTCCGCAGTGTGGGCAAGTGATAGCGTTTTCTTCCTTGTCTTCATTCAGCAAATCAGTTATTCCTACACCTAAAGCCTTTGCTATTTCTCCTAACTTCCCAATGGTAGGGTTGCCGGACACGGCGGCATACAGGGCTTGATATGTCACTCCCATTCTTTTAGCAAGGTCTTGCATGGTAATACCCTGCTGTTTGCAGATTTCTTGTACTCTTAGCATGATATTCAAATTATAATTTGATGCAAAGATAGGAATAGTTTTCAAATTATACATAGAATATATAAGAATAGTATCAAAAAATAATTTGAAAATTTTTCTATCAAAATTTGGTTTATTCAAAATAAAGTTTGATATTTGCGTCGTAATAATCAAAACATAGTTTGAATAACAATTAAAAGATATACGATAATGAAAGCAACAGACCTTTTTAATTATAGAAAAGAAGATTTTGAGACTATTGAATCATTCTCAAAGAGGGTATATGAGACAGCAAAGAGATATAGAAGTTCTTTACACTTTACACCGCAAGAAAGCTATCATGTACTAACTATACTCGCAAAATATTATAATGAAAGCGCGTCTGATATTCTTTCTGCTATAAGAGATATTGAATTTAGATGTGCTTCAAGAAAGTATAGAATACAATGGGTTAAATGCTTAGCAGACCATTACTTAGTGATAGATAAAAGATAAGTTTAACCAGCAGGGTGAAAGCCCTGCGTAATATGCACGATTATGAATACAAAAGAAATAGAAATTGGTTTGAGATACAGAGTTTCAGGTGATTTAGCTAACGGTCACTATGCAGATGGCACACCGTGTATAGTACACGAAGATGTAGTAAGGGTGATAAAGAGAGTCACAGATACTCATGTTATTTGCGAGTGCGGTCGTAGATTTATTATTAATGATAATCTCAAAATCGAGAAGTTCTAAGTTTAACCGGTAGCCTTCGGGCTACCACAATATACACGATTATGAAAGCAACAGTCATCAGACAGAGAACAATAGAGAAATTTATTATGTCAGAGTTTGTACAAGGCAATTTAGATACAGAAGAGCAAGTAAGTTGCATGCTTATTCTGATTCAGAAGAAACTAGATATGTCAGTAGAAGAAGCTGGCGAGTTTTTGAGAAATGCAATTGGTATTAACACTTAAATATACGATTATGACAAAACAAGAACTTGAAAACAACATGACTAGGGTAGCCGGTTTGCCGGTTGAAATTACAGTAAGAGGCAAACGTTCATTCACCTTCTCTTTTGAGGGCAAGAACGAAACAGCAGCAATGAAGATACAGCAATACTTTGTACCTGTATCGCTTGAATATGATTACGATGAAGAATGTGACCTGACTTGTTTATATATGAATCTTTAATAACACTCTTATGAAAATAGGTACAATACAGGTGCAGATTTATGCCCCTAAACTTTTGGATTGCCAGCCTGATTTAAACAATCTGCCTTTTGCTACAGATGAACATAATAAAGATAGAGTATTCACCGAAGAAGAATATCACCGTATTTTTAAGAGTTACCCGTATCCATTTGTAGACGGTGTTTATGTACACCGTTTCAAATCAAATGGTTATGATTGTTATACTAAGTACATATTTATCGAACAAATAAATTAAACGATTATGAACTCAATAAACAAAAACGGCTGCAGTGTATGCGCCCCTGGTAAAGAAAACTACTGTACCTACAACACCAAGCTGAAAGGTAAGAAAGTGAGAATGTATCAGTATGACTATCGTACTGAAAATGGTGATTTGTTCGCCTGTTGTGCGCCAAGTTTAGAGGCATGCAGAGAAAAGCGTGATATTTGGCTAAGGTCACGACAATAGCAAACCTTTTATATATTGTTTGTTCTGTATTACCAGATAATTTCGTTATCTTTGGTTGCGGTAGTACCTTTGGGGTACTATCGCGGGTTAGAGCAGTGGGCAGCTCGTCACTTTGACTTGGTGAAGGTCAGCGGTTCGAATCCGTTACCCGCAACTATTTAATTATTAATTTAAAAGACACGATTATGAACGTATTAACGCTTTCGATTAAGCAAAAGTATTTCGATGAAATTTTAGCAGGTAAAAAAACTCATGAATACCGCGAAATTAGACCTACCAACGCAAAGAAGTATATAACTTATTTATGTGGTGGTAAAGAATATAAGGCTGACGAAGAACTTCCCGAAGAGGGTGAAATCGAATTGAAGCCTATCAAGTACGATGCTATTAAACTTCTTACAGGCGAATACAAGGGCAAACGCCCGTATATGATTATAGAGGTAAAGAGTGCAGAAGCAGTTATTCTCACAGACGATAATGGGGATGATATTGTTTATGAGTATCAAGGTGAAGAGTACCTCGCAGCCCAGATGGACTATACTTTAGGCAAGGTATTAGAGAAACATATAGATTGATTGTTTAATTTAAAATTATTGCTGAGTCGCAAGAAGAGTAAACAGAGTAGCCGGACCGCGCAGAAATATGAATGGTGCAGGTGCTGGCGGTAGATTAGTTGCTAATCGTAGGGGGACGGCAAGTGCCACCCAGTTAGGTTCACGTAGACAACGTTACAGTGACCTTCGTGTTTCATTTGGATTATCAGGTGGTTAGCTATGAATAAGGTAGAGCAAGCGAACCGGTATATAGACCTCATTCGGGTAAAATCGAATGAGGCTTTACTGTTTTTATCCTTGGGTAAAGACTCGCTTGTCTTACTTGATTTAATCTATCCAAAGTTTGACCGGATTGTTTGTGTGTTCATGTACTTCGTTAAAGACCTGGAGCACATAAACAGGTGGATTGGCTGGACAAAAGCCAAATATCCAAAGATTGAGTTTGTACAAGCGCCTCACTGGAATCTTACTTACATTCTTCGTGGTGGGCTGTATTGTGTCCCTAATCCAAAAGTAAAGTTACTGAAACTTGCGGATATAGTACAAGCTATGCAGCTAAAGTATGGTGCTTATTACACATTCTTGGGAATGAAGAAAGCCGATGGCATGAATAGGCGTTTGATGCTGAAAGGATATGAAGCTAATGGATATGAGAATAACGGCTTATGTTATCCTTTGGCTGATTGGACGCAGATGGATATTCTTGCATACATGAGACAACACGCGTTGCCAGAACCGGTTAGATATTCTTTAAAAGCTAGTTCAGGAGTGGGTTTTAATCTTGATTGTATGCTTTGGTTAAAAGAGAACTATCCGCAGGATTTACAACGAATCTATCGGGTATTTCCAATGAGTGAAAGAATTTTATTTGAGTATAATAATAAAAACAAATAGCCGAGTCAGAAATAGAAGAAGAGGAAGAATGAAAAGTGCTGCCGATATAGGCGTACAAACTAATCGTTTGAGTAATGCTGCAGCCAGTAATCCAGGAAGGCAGGCAAGAATTAACAGTATCGGTGGTGCCATGTATCGTAATTTAAGCCGTTTAAATTATGCTGGGAATCGAAGTAATTATCAACGATATTCAAGGTCTGCTCGTCAAGGACGCAGTGGTGGATTAGGGTTAAGTAATGGATGATAAGAAAGGAGAATTGCCGAGTCAGAAGAAGAAATAAAACAGCATCACAAATAACAGCTCAAGCCTCTCGATTACAACGAGAAGCTGAAAGTCGGTATGGTACGAGATTTACAAGGCGTAACTTAAGTATAGTGAATGCATATAATAGCACAATGGGAAAACTAGCGCGTAGACAGGTAGCTAATCGTGCAACAGGTTTAAGCAATGGATAACATGGAGCTTTCAAAGTATATCAAAAGTGAATCGGTAGAACTAAATCGTTCTGCCATTCACTTTGCAAATTATAATCCCCGAAAACTTTCCGATGAATCACGAAAGACATTAAAACGTGGTATCAAGAAATTCGGGTTAGTCGGTGGAATTGTCGTGAACAAGCGAACCGGGTTAACCGTAGTTAGTGGACACCAACGTTTGTCTGTCATGGATGAGTTGCAGAAGTTCCCCGATAACGACTACCGCATCCGAGTCGACGTAATTGATGTGGACGAAAAACAGGAGAAGGAATTAAATATTCTGATGAATAACCCAAACGCACAAGGTACTTGGGATTTTGATGCTCTTGCACAGATTGTTCCTGACATTGATTGGAAAGACGCGGGCTTGACCGATGCCGACCTAAACATGATTGGTGTTGATTACCTATTACAAACCGAAGAAGAAAACTCTTTGGCTAATGCTTTGTCAGATATGATGACACCCGTCATCGAACAGAAGGAAGCAGATAAAGCCGCCAAGCAATTAGAGCGTGCCGAAAAGGTAGCCCACATGAAAGATGTCAAACAACAGGTAAAGGAGAATGCACAGAAGCAAGCCGAGGATATGGATGCTTATGTGATGCTATCCTTTGATACCTATGAAGCAAAAGCTGCTTTCTGTGAACGGTTCGGTTATGAGCCGGACATGAAGTTTATCAAGGGAGAGGTGTTTGATGGCCAAGTAGAAAGGATAGATTAATAATTAAAAATTTGGAGGAAAGCTGAGTTAAAAAAAGACAGAGAAGTTTTAGTGAAATCCTTGCAACAACAAAGAGGTTGAGAAGAACCTATGCCACAGGCAGAAATATTGCAAGAAATATTGCAAACAATCAGCGTATCACACGTGCAGGTAGAAATGTAACTCAAAGATTGGCAAAAAACCTAAAAGTAGATTCTTCGTTGCTTTCTTATCCTAATTTTAGAGATAGAAAAGGCTACACATCTGCAAGTAGAGGTTTAAGTAATGGATAAGTGATATGAGCAATAGTGAATCTCAAAATATAAAAGGTCGTGGAGGAAGAAAGCCTAAGTTTGATTATACAAGCGAAGACTTTCTTTCTCTCATAGAAAAGTATGCCCAAAAGGGATTCACGGATAAGGAAATAGCTTTGGCTATTGGATTGTCACCACAAAAGTTCTGTGAGAAGAAAGGGCAATACAAAGAATTAAGTGAAGTATTAGTGCGTGGGCGGGCAACGATTACTGCAGCCGTAAGGGCAAAATACCTTGCAATGGCTATGGGGGGAGTTAAGGTTAAGAGTGAAACCCGTAGATTCATTCAAGAGAAATGTCATTGTATGGGAGAAGATGAAAAATGTCCAGATTGTGGTGGGACTGGATGGGTAACACTTACCGATAAATCCATTGTTCAAGAAACAATAAGCGAACTTGCTCCGAGTTTACAGGCTCAATCAGTTATTCTGTACCACTATGATGAAGACTGGAAGAAAACAGAGCGTAAGCTTGACGAAGAAGCTGACATTCCTACCGACATAAACCACGGTATCAGTATTGATTCATGGATTAAAGACAAACTGAAATGATAGAACCCCAGGCGATATACCACCCTCTGTACACCGATAATGAGAAATTCATTATCCTTATCACCGGTGGTCGTGGTTCCGGCAAGTCCTTCAATGCTTCCACTTTTATCGAACGGCTGACCTTTGAAATGACGGAAGCCGAAAAAATAGTCCATCAAATACTCTATACTCGTTACACGATGGTTTCTGCCGGTATGTCTATCATCCCCGAAATGATGGAGAAGATAGAGTTAGACGGGACAACTAAATATTTCAAGACCACCAAGACGGATATAGTCAACAAGATGACTAAAAGCCGTATCATGTTCCGTGGTATCAAGACTTCATCTGGAAATCAGACGGCAAAATTGAAGTCTATTCAAGGTATCACTACTTTTGTCTGCGATGAAGCGGAAGAGTGGACCAATGAAGAAGAGTTCGACAAGATAATGCTCTCCATTCGTAAAAAAGGTATTCAGAACCGGATTATTATCATAATGAATCCGTGCGACTCCAATCACTTCATCTATAAGAAGTACATTGAGAAAACTAACAAGTTGGTAGAGATTGACGGTGTACAGGTTCAAATCTCCACTCATCCGAACGTACTTCATATTCATACTACCTATCTGGATAACTTAGAGAACCTTTCACCGGAGTTCCTGAAAGAGGTTGAGGATATGAAGGTGAGCAATCCCGAAAAGTATGCTCATGTGGTTATCGGTCGCTGGGCTGACGTTGCGGAAGGTGCTGTGTTCAAGAAGTGGGGCATTGTTGATGAGTTCCCGGTTTGGGCAAAGAAGGTGGCTTTCGGGCAAGACTTCGGTTATACACATGACCCGTCCGCTTCCATTCGTTGTGGTATCGTTGATAACGCCCTTTACTTGGATGAAGTGGATTACCGTACTGGATTGCTTTCTTCTGATATTATCAAAACGCTTCGACCGTGGGGATTGAAGGTTATTGCCGATAGCGCAGACCCTCGTTTGATTCAAGAAATACATAACGGAGGTATCAAGATATATGCGGTGGAAAAAGGTGCAGGCTCCATTAGCGCAGGTATTGATAAGATGCAGGGCATGGAGATATACATAACCAAGCATTCGTATAACTTACAAAGCGAGTTCCGAAAGTATGTGTGGGCGAAGGACAAGGATGGAAAGTATATCAATGACCCCGAAGACCATGACAACCACGGGATAGATGCTGCCCGTTATTATGTTTTGGGTGAGCTTCTGGGAAAGATTCAGAAGCCGAAAGATTTAACTGGAATATTCACACACTAAAAATATAGATTATGCCATTAACGCTTGAAGAAATATTAGCATTGCCTGACATCGGGCAGAAAATAAGCTACTTGAAGAAAGGTAGAAAAACCGAGCTTCCTGACCGTTGCAAATTGTGGGACGACTGGAATCCGGAGCGCCACGAAATCATGGTGGATAAAGAGAGGTATCCGGATAGAAAAGTGCTTGAAAAGGAAGCAGAGAAGGTTTTCGATGAAAAGACCGGCAAGACCTACGAGATTGAAGCGCAATACAAGACCGAACCGGTGAACCGTATCTCCATACCCCTGGAGCAGGACATCGTGAACATTCAAACGGCTTTCACTGTAGGCACCGAACCTTCAATAGATTGTACTCCAACAGATGATGATGAAAAGAAGCTGCTGGATGCTGTCAAGGCTGTATTCAAGTCCAATAAAATCAAGTATCAGAACAAAAAAATAGTTCGTTCCTGGTTATCCGAGCAAGAGGTAGCCGAGTATTGGTATGCGACCGATGATGATTCGTTTTGGGCAAAGTTCTGGAAAAAGGTTAAGACTACCTTTGGAGGCAAGGTAAAACCTACCAAGAAGTTGAAAAGCGTGTTATGGTCACCATTCCGAGGTGATAAACTTTATCCGTTTTTCAACGATGAAGGTAAGATGATAGCTTTCTCCCGTGAGTACAAGAAAAGGCTCATGGATGATTCGGAAATTATCTGCTTTATGACTATTACGGACAAGATGGTTTACCAGTGGGATTTATCCAAGGGTTATGAGGAAAGAACAACTTTCGCTCATGGATTCCCAAAGCTTCCTGTAGATTACGCTTATCGCCCCGAAGCATACTGTACGAAGATTAATACCTTCCGGGTAAGGTTGGAGAAACTTCTTTCTAACTATGCCGATTGTATAGATTATCATTTCTTTCCCATTTTGGAATTGATTGGTGAGGTAATCGGATTCACAGGCAAGACAAAAGATAGAACAGTAAAACTGGAAGGAGAAGGAGCCGGTGCGCGGTATCTGACATGGGACCAAGTTCCAGATACGATTAAATTTGAAGCCGAAACCCTTACCAACATGGCATATGATATGTCAAACACTCCACGCATTTCTTTTGAGACACTAAAAGGTATTGGCAAGGCTTCCGGTACAGCTTTTCGTTTCATGTTTATGGGAGCGCATATGGCAGTCGAAAATCATGCTGAGGTAATAGGCGAGTTTATGCAAAGACGTGTAAATTTCATAGTTTCCGCTTTAGGGGCTATCAATCCATCCGAGTTTAGTAAGGCATCCCAAACCATCGACATTGAAACAGATTTGGTTCCATATATGATTGATGATTTGAATGACAAGGTTACTACTGCTGTTTCTGCTGTCAGTGGTGGAGTATGGTCCAGGCGTGAGGGGATTATGTTTGCTGGAAATGCTGATAGAATTGATGAAGAGTTGAAAGAAATCGAGGAAGAACAGGCAACTAAAAATACTAAAACCGGAGAAATAGGACAGAAAAATGCTTCGTAGTCAGAAAAATCACGAGGGTTATAATTTTAGTACATGAAAAATAGAACATTTTAATCATGGGAAAGAAAAAAGGTTCAAAGAAAAAGGGTAAGGGCTGTTAAGCTCTCCTTTGGGATAGCGGTGACTCGATAGGATTTCCGCTACCACTTTGTTAAAAGTAACAAAAACGTTATTTTTATATGCAATACACTTGCACAATAGTAACAAAAACGTTATCTTTGTGTTGAATTTAAAAGCTCATTGAAATTATGAAAGTATCAGAGTTAGTGAGGGTGCTAACGAAGGCTGGCTGTTTTATTCATCGTCATGGTGCTAATCATGATATTTGGTATAGTCCGATAACCAAACAGACTTTTCCAGTATCAAGACATGGTAGCCAAGAGTTGAGAGATGGCACGCTGAAAAGCATTAAAGAGATGGCGGGGATTTAATCCCTGCCACTCACTACCCTATGAGAACCCATATTTCAGAGCTTTTAAATTTCAAATAAAAACGAAGAGTCATGAAGATACTTGCTATTATTGAAAAGGGAGCAGATGGTTTATACTCCATCTATTCGAATGATATGTTACTTAATCATGGATTGGGTGGATATGGTTCAAGCGTGGAAGAGGCGAAGGCTGATTTCTTTGAAAGTATTAAAGAAGCAAAGGAGATGATAGCCGAAGAAGGTAAAGTTCTTCCTAGTGGAGTTGAAGCAATTGATGTAACATTCAAGTATGACCTCCAGTCATTCTTTAATTATTTTGACTGGATTAATGTAAGCCAGTTTGCCAAGAAGGCGGGAATAAACGAATCAAAGATGCGCCAGTACAAAAATGGATTGGCATTCGCTGGAGAATCAACCACAAAGAAGATTCTCGATACTATAAAGAATATCGGAGCGGAATTACAATCTGCTACTTTATAAATTCAAAGCTTTTAAATTCAAAATGAAAGCCGTGTTCCTATATGGGTTCACGGCTTTTTAATTTTTTACTCCTCAACTAATTTAAGTCTTGTACCACACTTCGGGCAAGTAAGCCCTATTTCCTTCTCAAACAAATCACCGGTGTTGACTCCAAGAATCTCGGAGACTTTATAAAGTGTTTCAACAGTCGGATTTCCGTTCAGCATCTTAGAGAGATTACCTTGTGCCATTCCCATCTTCTCCGCAAGTTCAGTGATAGTAATCTCTTTCTCCTTGCACACTTCTTTCACTCGTAACATATACTATAATATTTTGATGTTCCTATCACAAAGATATTTATTTATATACTATGCGCATATAAATAGCTTTTAAACATATATCATATTATATATTATTAACATTATACATTACCTCGATTATATACTAAAAGCATATATTTGCAATATGAAAATATAATATAATATATAACATATAAGATTATGAAAACTTTAAAAGAACAAGTAGATGAGATTATAAAGAGCAACAAGTCAAAACAGACAAAATCTGTATCATTGGTAAAGTTAGGTTTGTCGCCTTATGAAGTAAGTTTGTTGTTAGGCTCTATCAAGGTTCAGAAAGGGTGCAAGTTCAATGCTAACAATTTGACTTTTGGTGTTGAATGTGAAACTTACAATGTATTACGTGACGCTCTGATAAGAGAGGTAGAGCAAAGAAACATTGCTATTCAATCAGAGGGTTATAACCATAGAGATAATAATCACTACTATAAGATTGTTTCTGATGCTTCTATTGAGGGGGCAAACGGTAATGAGATAGTAAGTCCTATCTTAAAAGGTAAACAAGGGTTAAACAGCTTGAAAATGATTTGTGATTCTTTGAATGCCATCGGTGCAAAGGTTAATAAGTCCACTGGTCTTCATATTCATTTTGACGCTTCAAAAATTGGTGATGCACATTTTGTTCAGATTTTCAAGAACTATCAAAAGTTAGAAGGTGTGATTGATTCATTTATGCCAGTGTCACGTAGAGCGCAAAATAATGGCTATTGTCGGTCTATTCTAGGTCTTAATTACGATGCTTGCACGACTAAATCAGACATTATCAGAGTAAACGGTACACGTTATCGCAAGGTAAATGCAGAAAGCTATATTTCTCATAAAACAATAGAATTTCGCCAGCATTCAGGTACAACCGATTACGATAAGATTGCTAATTGGATAAATTTTCTGAGAAAACTGATTCAATACTCATTTGAAAATGAAATTCAAGAATGCATTTTAATAGAACAAGTGCCATTCTTAACAGAGACAGAGAAACAATATTTTATTAATCGCAGAGAGGCTCTTAATTGAGCCTTTCTTTAAATTTGAAGACTATGTGTGTAATCATTTACAAGCCTGCAGGGGTAGATTTACCCTCACAGATATTACTTTCTAAGGCTCAAAGAGCAAATCCTCACGGGTGTGGTTTATGTTCGCCCACAGTGACTTATAAGGGGCTTTCTTTTAATTCATTTATGAAAGTATTGAAAAGAGTGCCCAAAGAAGAACCTTTGCTTATACATTTTAGGCTGGCTACTCATGGCAGCATAAAACGTTCTAATTGTCACCCGTTCTATGATTCTGAAACAAACACTCACTTTATGCATAATGGGATACTATATGGAATTCGACCATACCAGGATAAAACAGATTCAGAGTGCGCTTTTGAATGCTTTTTGCAGCCTACTATCAAAAAATACGGGCTACATTCTGACGAACTAAGCATGGAGGTGGATAATGTTATAGGATATTCTAAGTTTGCTTTTATGCAAGGCAAAGAAGTAAGATTGTTTGGTGATTTTATTTTTCGTGATAGTCTTTACTTCTCAAATTTGCGTTTTCTGTAATCAACTATTCTATGTGTTTTAGGCTCTACTACTTTGGTTTTAGAGCCTTTCTTGTTTATTATCAAACCTTTTCTCAATTGTTTGGTATCGTTCATCCTTATATTTCAAAAACAGCTACTTACTATCTACTTTTATACCACGAATTTTGATATAATAATTTAATTCATACGGTATGACAATTATAGAACAAATTTTAGCAGGACTTCAAACCAAATTTACTGGGGTGGATGCTGCTATTCTTACCCGAATAGCCACTAAAAAGGCTGAGGGTGTAACGGACGCAAGCCAAGTACCTACCATTGTGGAGGGAGTAGGCTTTACGGACGTGCTAACAAATTATGGCGATTTCCGCGCCGGGGATGCCTCTTTCAAATCAGTTCAGAACTACGAGAAGAAGCATAACCTTAAAGACGGTAAACCAGTCGAGAACCCTAATCCCAATCCTACCCCAAATCCAAAGCCGGAAGACAAATCGGATATAGCTAAAATCATTGCCGATGCAGTGAATGCTGCTGTCAAGCCTCTTTCCGATGAACTCGCTCAGTTTAAGGCTGAGAAGTCACAGGCTACCCGGCAAGAACAGATTTTGGCAAAGGCAAAGGAATACGGTATTCCCGAATCACAAGCAAAACGTTATTCGATTCCTAATGACGCGGACTTAGATACTTATTTCAAGGACGTAAAACAGGAACTTACGAATGAAGGTTTTGAAGGTGTGAAAACTCCTGAGACTGGCGAACAGACTTTGGAGAAAGAGACAAGTGCCATTGCTAAAATGATTAGTGATGGTACAAAAGAGATTGTTGAACAAAACAAGAATTAATTATGTCAGCAGGATTTAAGTATGATTATGCTCCGCCTGTTGAGCTTGAGGAACGCTACGATGTCCAAACCGGTATCCGTAGACGTGGACCATACAAGCTCGACACAACGAACTTGACAGAGGGGAATAACCTCTCCTCTTTTACTCCGGTCTACGCAAATTTAAAAACCAAGTTTGCCTATCCGGTAAGAAACATGAAAGTAATTGAAGCTTATGCTTCCGGTACAGCTATCAAAATAGCTAAAAACTCTTTAGCCTATGTAGGTATGTTTATCGGTAACGGCTCCAAAGGAGCGAAAGTAACCGATATCGACAAGTCTAACAAGGCTTATGACGTATTAACGACCGAATCAGCTTTCGGTGAAGCTATTGCAAAAGACACTGTTCTTTTCGAAGCTACTGCCGTTGATGGAGCGATACAGAAGTATGTGGCAAACTCCGCTCTCTATGAGAGAACGAAAGTAGAAAGCGGTATTGTGTTAGTGGCATTGCTCCGTACAGCCGCAGAAATAGAACCTGACAAGTTAGCGGTGCCGTTCTCCAAGAATGACAAAGAGAACTTGAAAGGTTGGTTTGAATTTAACGAATAAGGAGGTAAGCTATGTTTTTGACTATTGAAACCCTATTTAGTGATGCCGGCATTGTAAGTGCCATCATCCAGCGTGTTAATCAGACACGTAAAGATACGATTTACTGGCAGCAGTATCTTACCTTCCGTCAAGTGACTACCCGCGTATTCAAAGATTATATCGGTCAGATTTCCGGTGTGATGGCTGGTTCTATTAATTCCCGCTTTGGTGAAAAGCCGATTCGTGAACGTAGAAACATCGGCTCCGGATATGGTGAAATCGCCTATTTGGGTGATGCTTATCAGATGTCTATTGACCGTTTGTCTGAATTGCAGGATTTGATTGACAAGTTCAATCAAGCCAAGACTACAGACCAAGCCACTGCCATGAACGAGATTGTGAACTTTATCCAAGATGATTTCCGTCAGACTATGCTTGCAGCTCACAAGCGTATGGATATTGTCGTAGCTTCTCTTATCATGACTGGTTCAGCTACAGTGAAGAATAAAGATGCTGCAAAGGAAAATCAGAATGCACCGGATTTGTTAGAAATCGACCTTCCGTTCAACTTCATTACTCCGGCAGCTTCCGATGTGATTGTTGACTCGAAGAATATGTTTATCTCTTATTTGAGAGAGAAACTGAATGCTATCGCTCCTGACTATGGACGTTATCAGAAGATGATTATGACCCGCGCAACGTTCAATAAGAACATTCTTGGCTCTTCTGAATTTGGAGAAAGCTACAAGATGATTCTTGGTTCCAACGAGATGAACTTGAGCACAGGTTTGATTTCTTCCGCTTTAGCATCCCAGGTATTCACCGGTATCGGTTTGCCGTCCATTGAAATCAAGGAAGATTACGTAAAAGACCAAACCGGTAAGAACGTGCAAATTTATGCAGACAACCGCATCTCCCTGTTGCCTACCGACCAAATTGGCTACATGCGCCATCATACTCCATACGAAAAGACCGACCCGGTACAAGGACGTACTTATAACCAGGCAGACGGTCAGATGCTCATCTCTAACTATCGTGACAAGAACGGTCGTTACATGGAGTACACGGCAGAGTGGATTCCTCAGATTAGCAATCCTAATCTGATTACGAACTTCGATTTGACAACTCTTAATAACATTCCGCAGGGATAAGGAGGTAAAGATGAAAGTACAAGTAATAACAGAGTTCCGTGATAAGTTCACTGGCAAATTGTACCAGCCGGGTGAAGTCCTTGTAATTGAGGATGAAGCCCGTGTAGAAGACCTTGCAAATCGTGAGTTGGCTAAACCTGTCGAGGAAAAGAAAGAGCCGAAAGGCATCTCCCTCTTTGAAAAGGAATTTGAGAAAAAGGCTTTGGTTGATGCGTTGAAGGGTATTGGTGTTCAAGTGACTGGAAACATGGGAGAGAAAACTCTTCTTGATAAAGTTGCTGAACTTGATGAAGAATCAACCGTCAAACTGAAAATTGCTCTTGGTATTGAGTAAAATGTTAGGGTGTGGGAAACTACACCCTGCCAAATGTATAATTTATAAATCAAGAAAAGATGAAAAAATTTATTTGTTTTCTGTTTTGCTCGTTTATGATGCTGTTTACATCTCTAGGTGTGCAAGCGTCCAGTTTTAGTGAACCAATCCCGTCTAAGTCTGTAGATGCGCCTATTAGCTTTGTTGATACGCCTACCGTTCAAGCTGGTATCATTTCTATTGCTCCGATGAACGTTCTTGCGATAAATATCGCTCCACCTCTATGCGGTATTGAAATTATAACCATCGAGAACAGACCAACCGTAGTGCCTAAATGTCCGTTCCGATACTTATATAGGTCGAAGTATTGCACGCATTATAGTTACACTTCCTGTAGCCGACTGATTACACCATATTGACATGACAGTAAACGACTACATACAACAGAGGTTTCAGACTTTCGGCATTCAGGTGTCGGAGGCTGACCTTTTGGATATGTGTCTTAACTCGAAGATAAGCGGAGAGGATGAGATGAATGAGGATAACCGCATGCGGGTGTCGGTGGCTATCGCAAAATTCATCCCCTCTCTCCTACTCCGTGCCACTTCAATCAGTGAAAGTGGTTTCTCTATGTCTTGGAACATCGAAGGGATTAAGCAATATTACTCTTTCCTCTGTAAGCAGTACGGTTTGAAAGACGAATTGAGCAACAAGCCTAAATGCACCTTCTTATGATATCCGCTCCACACATATTACAGGTTAAGGTAATCACCCCGATGGATAAGGATGAGTTCGGTAGACCTATCCCCGGTACCGGTGGTGAAAGCTGGCAAGATGTATGCAAGTGCCGATGTGATGAGAACACTACGAAAGAGTTTTCATCTGACAATGGCTCTGTATATCGACCTAATTTCCATGTGGTGTGCGAGAAGAGAATCACTGTTAAGGCAGGTGATGAAGTCCGTTGTATGGATGGCGATAACGTGCGAGGTCAAGGCGAGGTTTACACGGTGAAGAATACCAATTTCTTTAACTACTCGGAGTTATGGATGTAAGATGTGATGCTGATTTTTCCGATGTTGACCAATTCCTTAAAGACGGGGAATGGGAAGTTGAGAAGAAGAAGATTGATGTGGGTGATGAAGCCGTGAAATACGCAGAGGAACATGGCGATTACAAGGACCATACGCTCACTTTGAGAACGTCCAATGATTACGATGTTGACAAAGACGGTTTGACACTGAAAAACGAAGCGGAATACGCTTCATTCGTGGAATCTAAGGGATATGATGTTTTGAGTAGTGCTGCTTTATATGCGGAGAAACGATTAAAAGAAGAAATTGAATGATAGTAACTACCGACATAGGAAACATTCTCTATCGGGATTGCAAGGCTTTTGGAATCGACATCGTTCCCAATGGTGAAACTCTGACGGGTGAATTGAAGTCCGAAAGAATCGTTATCCACGCAAAGAAGCAACAGCCGGGGACTTATTGGAAAAAATCTTTTGCGGAAGTGAATCTTTGCGTTCCTGATTTAAGCGAGAATGAAGCGAACACCATCCGTTTGAATGAACTCGAAAGAGAAGCCATGAAACGGTTTGATGATGTAGTAAGTTCCTATGACGGCACTCGTTATCGTTATTCAATTGATTCAATCGGTACAGAAGCGGACACTGCTTTGAAGTGTCATTATGTGAATGTGAGAATTTTGTTTGAAGTATTAAATGTAAAGTGATATGATTACAGCAGTAGAAATTGAAGAATTGTATTATTCTGACCCCATAGCAACAGTTGCAAATAAAGCAACAGGGTTGACCGGTGCGGAAATAGCAGCCATTTTGAAAGATGCTAAAACAAAGCAGGTAAAGAATGTACATGGCGATACCTTCCAATATGAGGAATCAGAAGCAAATGTGTCAAGGTATAAAAACGCCTTGAATGGTGAATATTATCGTGAAACATCCGAACCGGGAGAAGTCAAGCTTAACTTCACCATTGGCGAGTATGATTATGCCACAAAGGCTGATTTGCAAGGTGGAACCGCCACTGATAAGTCTTGGGAAAGAGGTAAATATAAACCCATCCATAAATGTATCATCGGTAAAACCAAAGACGGTGTATATGTTGTATTTCCGAAGGCAGCTATTAATGGACGTGGTGCCAATACAGATAAAGCTATTGGCTTGGCAGTATCTGCATCCCCACTGTCTACCGGAGTGGACGGTTTGGCTTCCGAGAAATGGTTCGATGAATCGGAAGTGGTAGTACCGGAAGGTTAAGGTAGTAAGATTGGATAACTCAAAGGGTGGAAGTGGCTTGGTCCACCTTCACCCTTTTTAATTATAGTGATATGAGCGAAGGTTCAAAGATTATATCAGCGTCAATAGTTGGAGCTGATTTTGTGAATGTAATTGTAAACAATAAAATTTACTCCATTTTCCCTCCTACAATACATAAATTAGCTGGTGCAGGGTTATATTTATCAGATTTAGGAAATGAAGAAAGCGTCCGAGATATAATCAAGAGCATTAACGATGCAGATAAACTAGCTCATGCTTTGTCATGGTTTGTAAGTGGGAATGATAATTTGTATAAAGAACTCGTACAAGGCACATTTGATGAGTTGGTCGATGCTATAAGTCAAGCCTATTCTTTAGTATCTGTCGAAAATTTTATGAAGCTATCAACTTTAGCGAAGAACGTAGCGACGTTGATAGCAAATCAGAAGTAGCAGGGAATAACTGTTTACTCGGGCAAATAGCATCGTTCGTTGAAAATCTGCATTTGTCTTATCATGAAGTAGTATATGAAATTCCTTATCGGAATTTAGTTATCATGCAGAAGGATAAATTACATGTTGTGTATGGGAAAAAAGTGAATAAAACTTCTGGAAAAAATATATTAAGGAGGAAGAATAGATGAGTAAATTATATTTTAAAGTCGGTGCTGACTATGATAAAGTTATTAGGCTTCGTGATGAAATCGCCAAATTAAGAAGAGAGTTGCTTTCAATGAATATGGTAGCTAATTCAAGTAACTTCTCCGCTCTTGAGAGACAGCTAAATAGGACAACTCAAGAATTTGACAGGTTGATTCAACAAGCGGCAACAGCCGCCACTCAGATGCAAAATACGACAATTAATATCAATCATACGACCAGTAGCCTTGGCGGAATGAACTCTATGTTGGCGAAGATTGGAGGAACCGTTGCTTTATCAAAACTTGCTTCTGATATTATCCGTGTCCGCAGTGAGTTCCAGGCTGCTGATACGGCTATTCAAACCCTGTTAGGCAGCAAAGAAAAAGCAGATGCTTTAATGAAACAAGTACGCGAATATGCAAAGATTTCCCCACTTGAGTTTTCCGATGTAACTGCGGCTACACAGATGATGCTAGGGTTCAATATCGAAGCGGAAAAGGTTCCTCGTTTCATCTCCGCCATCGGTGATGTTTCTATGGGGGAAGCTCAAAAATTCAACTCTTTAACTTTGGCGTTTTCTCAAATGTCGGCAACAGGAAAACTGATGGGACAAGATTTGAACCAGATGATTAATGCTGGATTCAATCCACTGCAACAAATTGCGCAGACTACCGGAAAATCAATCGCCACACTCAAAGAAGAAATGTCAAAGGGTGCTATCTCTACCGAAATGGTACAGAAAGCGTTCATAGATGCCACGAGTGCCGGAGGTAAGTTCTATCAAATGTCCGAAAATGCGTCCAAGACTATTAATGGGCAACTCTCTATGATGCAAGATGCTATGGATGCGGCATTTAACGAGATGGGGCAAAAGTCGGAAGGTATAATTATGTCTGGTATTCAATTGACCACTTCCCTGATAGAAAACTATGAAACTATAGGTAAAGTGCTTGTAGGAATGATTGCCACCTATGGCGTTTATAAAACCGCCCTTATCACAAACATTGCACTAACTCGTGGCTGGGCAGTAGCAGCACGAGCTGATGCAACAGCAAAAGGAATACAGGCTATTGCAACTAAAGCGCAGACCGTAGCTCAACTAGCCTTGAATGCTGCAATGAAAGCAAATCCTTATGTTTTGGCTGCAACGCTCCTAGTAGGGGTGGCAACTGCTATGTGGGCTTTTAGTGATTCTACTACTGCAGCGGAAAGGGCTCAAAAGAAATACAACAAGACAAAAGCAGATTCTTTACAGAAAGAAGAAGAACATAAATCTAGGTTAGAGGATTTAATAGCAACCATTCAAAACGAATATACCTCTTCCATGAACAGAGTGAAGGCTATAGAGGCCATAAAAAAAGAGTATCCTTCTCTGTTTCAAAAATACATAGACGAGAAAGGGCATATAAAAGACCTTATCGGATTATGGAAAGAGTATAATGAGGAAGTTACCAAAAATAAGGTAGAGACAAATAAAAAGAATCTTAGTGATTCTACAACGAAGATTGAAGAATATGAGAAGATGTTATCACTATGGAAGAAGTTAGGTGAAAACCCTTATTATCGTAAGAAGAGACTATCTAAGGAAGAGTTCGAATTGGCTGAAAAATACAAAGGAGAAACAGAGTCTTCTTTAAGGAGAAAATTAGAACTCGCAAAACCGTCAAGAGACTTGTATCAGAAAGAGGTTCGCTCTGATGAACTAGCACAATGGCAACTTGATTTAAAGAAATCCACAGATATTCAAATCAAAACAGAACTTGAGGAGATGAAACGACTCCAACAAGCTCGAAAAAACAATAAACGGTATTCTTTAAATGTAGGAGTTGGTTCATTGAAAGGCTCAACTACAGAGAGTGAATTGGCTAACAGAATAGACGTTCTCCAATCCGAATACAACTCACGAAGTAAGACCACCTACAAAGTAGATTATGAAAAAGCCAAGAAAGAATGGAATGAAGCCAAAAAAACTTTATCTGAGATAGAAAAAGATAAATCCAAGTTCACCTCAAAACAATATGAAGATGCTAAAAAACGATCGGAGACTACTGAAAAAGCCTACAAAGATTTAGGGGGTGTTACTGGTAGTGCTCTTACCAAGCAAGAATCCGCTGCCGAAAAACGAAAGAAAGAAGCTGAAAAGCAAAAAAAAGAACAACAAAAATCAACCGAAGAACTTCTTACCCTTCGTCACCAAAATCAACAAGATGAAATTAATCTCATGAAGGATGGTACGGAGAAGAAATTGAAACAAATAGAGCTGGATTATCAAAAAGAACTTGATTCCATTAGAAAGCAAGAAAGTAAGTGGAGTAAAGAGCAAGGTGGAAAACTGACACAAGAACAATCTATTGAGATTTCAACCCGTTATACCAATGCTGAGAATAAAAAGGAGAAAGATATTGCCGATGTAACCAAAGAACAACTAAAAGCCGAGCAACAAGCTTTAAATGATTATCTGAAAGACTATGGCACATTCCAGCAACAGAAACTAGCCATTGCCCAGGAATATGCCGAAAAGATTAAAAAGGCGCAAGAAGAAAATGGCATAAATAGTACACAAGTTAAATTGCTGGAAAAGCAACGGGATGTTGCCATACAGAACAAAGAGACAGAAGCCATAAAAGCAAACATTGATTGGGTAACTGTTTTCGGTGAGTTTGGTGGTATGTTTAATGATATGATAAGACCTACACTTGAAGAGGCGAAAAAGTATGTTCAGACAGATAAGTTCAAAAACTCCGACCAAGCAAGCCAAAAAGCCTTGATTGATGCAATAGGTCAAATGGAGAAGTCTCTTGGTGGCGTTGGAGGATTAAACTTCAAGAAGCTAGGTCAAGATATGCAGACATATCAAAATTCACTCCGTGAACTGAACGATGCTAAAAATGAGGAAGCGGAAGCTATCAATAAACTTGTAAAGGCACAAGAAGATTATGAGAAAGCCATAAAAAGTGGCACCGAAGAAGAAAAACAAGCTGCGAAAGATGCTCGTGATACAGCACAACAAAATGCAGATATCGCGTCAGCTAATGTTCAAACACAAACTAATGTAGCCAATGAGAGTCAACAGAATCTTACCGATACAGCAACAAAGCTAAAGGTTAATATGGATAACGTGGTCGAGGGGTTATCGAAACTTGCATCTGGCGGAATAAGTAGTGCTTATCAGGGATTATTACAAGCCGGTTCAGCCATGAAAGGGGCTATTGGTGAAGTAACAAAGAACTTAAAAGATGTTCCTATTATTGGTTGGATAGTAGCTATCATTGATGTTTTCAAAGATGGATTAAGTAATTTAGTCGGTGGGCTACTTGACGCCATATTTAACGCTGTTAGTGGCATCCTTGGCGATATATTATCTGGTGATTTATTTGTAACTATTGGTAAATCTTTAAGAGATGGTATAGGAAATATCTTAAATTCAATCTCCTTTGGTGGTTGGGATTCTCTAATGAATAAGATTAGTGGAAGCAATGCTAAAGAGGTTCAAGAAGCAATTGATAAGTTAACAGACCGAAATGAAACCTTAGGAAAGTCTATTGATAGGCTTACCGAAGTGATGGACAAGGCGGCAGGCTCTAAATCCATATCGGCATATGAACAAGCGTTTAAATATCAGCAGGAGCAGATTACCAACACACTTAAAATAGCCCAGGAACAAGCAGGGTATCATAGTTCACATCATAGTTGGCAATATTATATGGAATGGAATAATGAACAATTAAGTTGGGCTCGTGAAAATGTAGATAAGAACTTTTCTGGTACCGATTCTTTATGGAATTTGACTCCCGAACAGATGCGATTGCTTCTTAGCAATGCCGATATTTACGATGATATTAAAAGTGCTGGTAAAGGTGGATATGGTGGGCGTGTCATGGAGAAGTTGGAAGCGTATGCCGACCAAGCTGGCAAATTGGATGAACTTACAGAGAAGATAAACGAATCACTCATGCAGGTTTCTTTTGATAGCTTGCGTGATAGTTTTTTGGAAGCATTGATGGATATGGATAAAGATGCTAAAAACTTCTCTGAAGATTTTTCCGAGTATATGCAACGTGCTTTACTCAATTTCTCGATGGGAGAGTTATTTGATGATAAATTGAAAAAATGGTATAATGGCATTGCCAAACTCTTGAAAGAACAAAAAGGAAAGCTCACTAATCAGCAACTAGAAGATGCAAGAAAGGAATACGATTCAATAGTCCAGGATGCATTGAACGAAAGAGATACGATTTCAGAAATTACGGGATATGAAGGTGATTCCTCTTCTTCCCAAGAATCTACAAAGAAAGGCTTTGCGGCAGCTTCCCAAGATTCAATAGACGAACTTAACGGTCGTTTTACTGCTTTGCAGATTGCAGGTGAAGAGATAAAGAATCAAAATATTCTTCAATCCCAATCACTCAATATTTTGACCGTTAAAGCTGATTCGATTCTTTCAGTGAATACTGATACTCGGAATATTGCCGACGAAATACGCACTATTCAAGTAAATTCCTTTTTAGAATTACAGGAAATCAGAGAGAATACCGGAGCTATTATTAAACCTATTAAGGATATGGCTGCGGACATTGCAGAGGTAAAAAAGAATACATCAAAATTATAAATTATGGCAGATTTAATCATCAATGGCAGAGACGCTCTTCAAGTGTGGGGTGTTAGAATGGGAGACAAATTTCTTGATGTACTCGGTGCATCGTCACCCATGAAAGAGTATATAGAGAACAAGAGCCGTTTGGAGAATGGAAAGCGTGTCATAGTAGCCAATCCCAAGTTAGATTCTCGTGAAATAACTTTAGGTTTTACGATTGAAGGAGAAACTCCAAGCGATTTTAAAGATAAGAAAAAGCAATTCTATGATGAGCTATACAAAGGAGAGTTGACAATGCAAGTTCCTGAAAATGGGAACGAAGTGTATCGCTTGGTATATTTAGGGAAAAGTGCAACTTATGGGCAAAGCCTAGACCGGACTTTCGGCAAGATTTCAGCGAAGTTTTGTGAGTATAATCCAGCAAAACGTGACGAATAGCAAACTTTCTTTCCCTTGTTTGTAATGGAAGCTCTTATTTTTAGGGCTTCTTTTTTTTATCTCCGAACTTTGGTGTGTTATGCAATTAGTAGACATCAAAGACATATCCGGCAATCTTCGTTTCTCGACACCCATCAATGAGGGTTCGAAAAGACACTTCCTTTTGATGAAGGAAGACTATGTTATGCTAAAGTTTTCTCTTGCCAATCCTATTTATTTTCATTTGGGAGACGGGATAGATAATGAACTGGGGATATTTGAACTGGTAGATTTATATAAGCCAAACTACAATACGACTACTGGTGCATACGACTACGAACTCCGGCTGGATGCCTACTACTGGAAATGGAAAAACAAAAAGTTCTTCTACACACCGGAGACAACCGGGCGGGAAGCTAGTTGGAATCTTACAGCTACCCTTGACACGCACTTGAATGTCTTTCTTGACAACCTGAAAGCACTTGGATACAAGTTCAGAGACGAAAAATTTATTCCCGAGATTGACAGTACAGTAGCAAACACTTCCAAACTCGTTTCTTACGACAACGTGAACCTTATCGACGCACTTACTCAGATGGCGGAGACATGGGAGTGCGAATGGTGGATAGAAAATCATAAGATTCGTTTTGGCCGCTGTGAATACAGTTCCCCAGTTGATTTCAAAGCCGGTGATTTGACAGACACAGAGAATGTGAATGTCAACTCCATGCAGAGAAGTGACAGTCAAGCTACATACGCTACGCGTGTCTACGCTTTTGGTTCTACACGTAATATCCCTGTTAGCTACCGAAAGAGCCTGATATTTGACGTGAAAGAGGTCAAAGGGCGGGATATATCCGATACGGCAAGACCGTTGGATATAAAGTTCTTTCCTTCAAGAGATTTAATCGCTAAAAAAACTGTAAAAGGGGACATTAACATTGATAAAGTTATTGCCCAAGGAAGCCGACAATTTAAATGCACTGTAATAAGTTCATTAACCAAGGGAACTTATTCAGTATTAACGACTTCTGTCCCATTTATGATTAGTGGAATAACAGGTACAGGTTCAAATGAGTACTATCCTCCTAAAGGGACGTATAATTATCAGCTAGATTTATGCTATACGAAGTCTGGTGTATCTCATACAGTGTGCAATGCCAATGGAGAGCACCGCATTACTGATAATACGATAAACGGATTCAAGGATACACTTAATCTTCCTTCTTCCATCGACATTGTGGAAGACGCTGACAGTTTGGAAGCAGTACTGACAGTGAATGTACAAACAGACGCGGCACCTCGTGGCGTTTCTGTATATATTTCGTTTAGCTTGGCATTGGAAAACAAATCAAACTCAGCAAATACTTCTGTGACATTCCTCTCTGGTTCCAATGCCGGACAGACATTTGCGGCTGTTTATAACCCAGATTTACTCACAGGAGACAATTCAAATGTTATCCGGCTACCCGAAGGTATAACAGCTTCCATGGGTGACAGATATACGATTGGCAACATTATCAAAGGCAAAGTACCCGATAACTATTTCAGTAAGGACGATAAAGAACTCACCTTGAACGGTGTTGTTCAGAAACGCCTTATGCTCCCGGAAGGTATTCCCTATGTGGATGCTTACAGATACAGCCCTACAGGGGAAAGAATCGACATCGGAGATGAACGCTACGACAATCCCGACAACGTGGAAATGCCGGAAGAAGAAGCTATTGAAGAGATTGTTACATTTGAGGATGAATACCCCAAGTATATCGGCTCTATATACAGTATCAGCCATGAGGAAAAGGAAGAAATAGATGAAGAAACAAAGAAGCCAACCGGAAACAAGTATCCTATATACACTTTCAAGGATACCGGTCTAAAGAACTTTAATAAGAAAGATTTCGTAATAGATGAACTTCGTTTGATTTTTCAGACAGGTAAGCTAGCTGGACTAGACTTTGCTCTCGATGTAAAAGAGAGTGACAGCACTGGCACAACCGTTGAAATTGTTCGCAATGAAGACTATGGCCGCTATCTCCCAGATGATACGCTATTCCCACAAGCCGCCCACAAGGAAGAAAGTAAAGATGTTCCCGCAGATACATATGTCCTTTACGGCTTTGATACGGCATTCATTTCCGAACAAATGTTACCGAATTCAGAGCAAGCACTTCTGAAAAAGGCAAAAGATTATGTAAAGAAGTCCATGATAGACCCGTCCACCTATGATTGCGAGATGGATGCTGATTTCATCTACAATAACGGTAATATCCGGACATACGAGGTTGGGGCTAAAGTAAACCTGATTAATAAAGCGTTTTTCCCCGAAGGACGGCAATCCCGCATAATTGGTTTTGAATGGCCGCTTGATATTCCTTACGACCATCCAATTTATACAATCGGTGAAACAGCCGCATATTCGCGTATCGGTGAGATAGAAAGCAAGATTGATTCTCTTACCTACAAGGGACAAACTTACTCCGGTTCCGTGGTTGGTGGTGGCGGAACGAGCGTGTATGTTATCGGAGTGAATGACAAAACGCTTCCTTCTGATAAGAATGTTTTTTCAGCAAAGAGAGTACTTCAGGAAATAATAGCATATGCTATCAGTAAGACTAAAGATGATACAGCAGAAGGGCTGATTACATTCCTGAATGGAATTAACGTCACAAATGGTATTGTAACAGATGATATTATCGCAACAGAATTAACTACCAATATCCTAGAGGTATTTGATAAGTTAGTAGCGAAATCAGCTACCTTTTCCGGTGATATATCTTCGAATGATTATGCCGAGGGCTTAATCGGTTGGTTAATCGGTGAAGACGGTCATGTAGACGCTAAATCTCTTCGCCTACGTGATTTCCTCGAAGTTCCCGAACTACGATACAATCGCGTATCAATCATTTCGGGCGAAGAGTGGAACGCTCCGGGCGGTGGAATTATTGAATCAGTCGATTTGGATAATCAGATTCTTTATTTAAAGCTAGAACCGGGCGAATCCGCTCAAATCGAGATTGACGATATTTGCAAAGGTATATTCAACAACCTAACCGGATTTCAAACTACATATTTTCGCATAACGGAGAAGCTAGGCGATTCCACTTTCAAATACGCACTCCGTTCCGGCACGTCTGCACATCCTTGCAAGGCTATGCACTTCGTCGCGTACGGTAACTTCACGAATGAAGAACGGCAAAAATCGAGCTATTCAACGCAAAGTTACATCCGTTATCTTACAGGTGTAAACGGTTGGGAAATAGAATCGCATATGATAGCGATGCAACTTGGTGACCTGTCAAACTTGAAACTGTTTGGCATCGACATGACCGGACACAGCGCGTATCTCCGTAATGTCTACATGACCGGAGTAATCAAGCAGATATCCGGTGACGGAATAACAGAAAGCCGTGTTCCCTGTTTCAAGGGTGAATGGAAAGCCGGGACTTATTACTACTATGACGAAGTAACTCATAACGGTGCATCATGGCTCTGTATCTCCGAGAAACCGACAACGCAGGAACCGGGCGAAGGCGTTGTGGATTGGTTGGAGAAGTCAGCAGCGGGAAAGGATGCTGTTATAGTTAATATAATGAGCAGTAACGGGAACATCTTTCAAAACGGTTCTGTAGCTACCACTTTAACCGCTTACGTGATAAAAGGAGATACGGATATAACAGATAGCGTTCCGGCTTCCCGTTTTTCTTGGGAGAAGGAAAGCAATAATAAAGACACAGATCAAATCTTTAACGAGACGCATGTCGGGCACGGGCATGTGCTTATACTTACCCCGGATGATGTTTGGGGGCGTGCCACATTTAATTGTATTGTTTCACTTTAAAAAATAAGAATAATGAAAACAGAAGTAAAAAAAGAAAATGGAGTATTTGAACTTAATTTTTCAAATATCAAGAATGCCGAAGATGTTAAAGAAGCAATCTGCCAGTGCCGACTTGTAGAGAGTCAATTATCTGGCAGCAGAGGTGATTTATCGGCAAGTAACCGTATTTCTCGTGGAAGTATAGAAATATTGGATAGTAATAGATATGGAGCTATCCTTGTTCCGACTGGCGTATGGCTGTTTGAACCCACATTGAAGAAAACTGATCAATGTGACCACACGTAATACAATTTACTGTGATAACAGGAGCTAGTTTCTGTAAATCATTCAATGCAATGTCTGGATTATTGCGAAACACATTCTCAATTTCATCCACGCATTCGGTTGTAATGCCTAATTGTTTATTCCCACAAATAGGACATTTGTAGTTAATGGTTTGATTAAATTTTTGAAGAAAATTAGCTGAAAGTTCTCTTTCTGTTTTCATAACTATAAAATTTTAAAATTCGACATAAACAAAAGTAGTAATAAAAAGATAAGGGCGCATTCATTTACGTAATAATTTTAAAATTCGACACTTTATTTTTATTCGGATGCGCCCTTTATTAGAAATGAGAAGAAATAAAATTGTTTCACTTTAAAAATAAATTATTATGCCAATCGCAAGAGGACAAATTACCATCGTCGATTTAAATGACGCGAAATCAATGAGTATGTATCTAGGCTCTAATCAGCCTTTAACCCAAATCTTTAACAAAGAAAACAGTTCATATGTACCGAATTGGACGGCTTCACCGTTCTTGGTCGTTACTCCTGAATTGTATGTTTCCGGCACGACTACAAACGTTATCAGCCGCTTGAAAGCCGTACCGACCTATACGATTAATGGTGGGGCTATTAGTGCATTTGGGGGTACGGTTGCAGCTGCATCTCCTTATGCTCTTACTATCAAAAACAACATGACTTCGGCGTCACAGTTGAAGATAGAATGTTCCGGTATCTATGTTGACCCTGATACGAAGTTGGAAACTCCGGTTAAGGCAGTTATCAACTACACCAAAACGGAGAACGCCGGGCAGCTTATTTGTGCTATCGCTTACGCACCAAAGGGGAATGTTTTCAAGAACGACCAATCTTCAACATTAACCGCTCATTGCGACATGTGGCGCGGTAGTAGTATTGACGCTGACAAAGTCTCATACCAGTGGCACAAATTGAAATCTGACGGTACATGGGAATCATTAGCAGCTTCTAATGCTTACGGTATAACCGGAACCACGACGAATGAAATTTCTATTCCTGCTAGTGCAGTGCTCAACTTCGAATCGTTCAAGTGTGTGATTAAAGACACGGATACAGCGAGCGGCACGTATAACACGTCAGTAAGTGATATTATTTCGTTCTCTGACCTTTCCGACCCGTATGTAATCGAGGTGTCTTCTACTACTGGCGACAAGCTCGTCAACGGTCAGGGAAGCACTACCATTAAAGCAACGGTTTGGCAGAATGGAGAAGCCTTTGCGGATAGTGCAGCCGATACGAAATTTACTTTCGACTGGAAGAAGTACAAGAAGGACGGAACACAGGATACCGCTTGGGGAACAAGTGGAGTAAAAACGGGGAAATCTATCACCGTTACAGCGTCCGAGGTAGATGTAAAGGCAACCTTTGTAGTTGAACTTTCATTAAAATAACGGCATGATAGTAGCAAGAGGGCAAATAACGATTAGCGTAACGAAAGACGGGCAATATTCCGTACAAGAATACGCAAAATCCACATCCGGCACCGTTGCGCCTGTAAGTGGGTGGGGTAAAACTCCGCCTTCTTGCGGCACAAATGAATACCTATGGATGCGCACGGGCGTAGTTATTCCCCCGGCTACGTCTCCCACATCGTGGACGAGCGTTCGTATCGGTGCGATAAATGGTGCAACAGGGGCAAAAGGCGAGAAAGGAGATGTGGGACCGACTGGCTCTCAAGGTATTCCGGGTACTTCACAGTATTTTCACGTGAAGTACTCCGCTAACTCAAACGGAAATCCGATGTCAGATACTCCTAATACTTACATCGGTACGGCAGTAACGACAAGCTCGATCGCTCCAACTTCTTATACCTCGTATAAGTGGGTACAGTTAAAAGGCTCACAAGGAGAAAAGGGAAGTCAAGGAATCCCCGGAGCCGCCGGAGCGGATGGGCGAACTTCTTATTTGCACATCAAGTATTCGGATAATGGTACTAGCTTCACCGCTAACAACGGCGAGACTCCCGGCGCTTGGATAGGGCAATATGTTGATTTTGTCGCGGCAGACAGTACTACTTTCTCTAAGTATATTTGGACGAAAGTAAAAGGCGATAAAGGCGAGCAGGGAGATAAGGGCGAACAAGGCGATAAGGGGGAAACTGGGGACAAAGGCGAAACCGGACTCCCTGGCGCTCTAATCCGCCCGCGCGGCGAGTGGAAAGCAAATACTAACTACGTCAATAATACGCAGTATCGGGATACTGTTATCTATAACGGAAATACTTATTCATGCCGGACGAATCATACTTCTGGCTCTTCTTTCGATGCAACGAAATGGACTTTGTTTAACGACTTTGTAAATGTCGCTACGCAGTTGTTAGTAGCTCAAAATGCAACGATCGACATACTCGGTACGTCTGGTCTGTTTATCGGTAATCAAGCAAAAACGCAAGGTTGGTTAATGACAGGCGGTTCGATAAAACACAATGTTACGGGGGTAGAATTGACGGCAGACGGGAAATTATCACTCCCTTCAACGGGCGCGATGCTGGTTGGAAATAAGACGTTTATCAGCAGCGGAAAAATTGTAACGGATTTTATTGACGTTGAAAATTTGAAGGTTAAGAAGTTAGATGGTGCGACGGGAACATTTAAAAAACTACAGGGAATAGATGGCAATAATATTGTTAAATGCGCAATTGGGTTTAGCCCTAGTGATGGAAAGATGTATTTCGAAGGTGACATGCAGCATCAAGGTGTTTACAAAAATCCAAACGGAACAGAAAGAAGTTATAGATTTTACACTTCCGATTTGTGGTGTAGAGGACAATTCGGACATTGGCAACTAACGACTCTTGAACTCTCATTGAGTTATACGAGTAATGTCTATTTTCACCTTTATGGTTCTGGGACAGATACTAATTTTCATAAATATTCAGAACCCGGTAAACCGATAGATTGCATTGTCTGCAAGGGCGATGGAAACTATTATGTTAGGGTTTGCGATTCGGTCAAATACAAGATGATTGTTATTGTAAATTCATCAGAGGTCGATAAAAGAGTAGTATGCAATGTTGATAACACATTCTTGGTGACTGTTAAGCCTTGGAGGTGTCAGCTATTTATTACATCTGAAACTAGATACAATTCAGCGGTTTATGCTTATACCGTAGATTTACTTCCTGTATCTATTTAACAAAAAATACAATTATTCATGAAAATAGACTTTAGAAAAATTCAAGTAAAAGACATCGAAGGAAATAACAGTACCGTCGATATTGCAAAAATGTTAGGTAATACTATCTATCAAAAAACTGCCGATTTGGGCGAGTTAGAACTAGCTCAAGACATCTACAAGAATGGTGAAGTAGAATTATCGCCGGAACAGGTAGAACGCATCAAAGAATACGTAAAAACAAACTTTGTCGCAGTTGTGCAGATTGCGGTTAATGAGGCTTTATCGGCTGAATAAAGAAGAATGTATATGGAAGAAAAAGCAATTCATCAGGCGGTAGCCGGCATATTTGCTCCGATAGCCGGAAGTTTCGTAATAGATAGTTTGCAGATGATGATTCCTTGGCTAATAGCAATGTTCTGCGTGATAATTTGCGACTTGGTAACAGGAGTTAGGAAGAGTTTATTAACGCACGAACATGTAAGGTTTAGCCGGGCATGGCGTGCCACTATGGGAAAGATGGTTACTTATTTCTCTTTCGTGGTGATGGTCGTTATGGTGCAGAAAGCTTCTGGAATGACCATACGTATTGATACTTATGCCTGTCTGTTTGTCTGCTTCATTGAAGGCTGTTCTATAATCAGTAATATATTGAAGCCGAAAGGATATAACTTCAACCTGGCTGCTGCTATTGGTGTATTTGCTAAGAAGGTGTTTAGCGTTGATAAAGAAGATATGGAAGATGTAATAACTAAAAAAGATAATCAAAATGAAAGTACTAATTGATAACGGTCATGGTGAGAACACTCCGGGTAAACGTTCACCAGACGGAAGATTGAGAGAGTGGTCCTATACAAGAGAGATTGCTAATATGGTAGTATCCGGTTTGCGCAAGTTAGGGATTGATGCAGAACGTATCGTGAAAGAAGATACAGACGTTCCTTTGTCCGAGCGATGTCGACGGGCGAATGCTATTTATAAAGAAACAGGGAAGAAAGCTATCCTTGTATCTATTCATTGTAATGCTGCCGGCAATGGCAGTTTTTGGATGAGTGCAAAAGGTTGGAGCGTATTTGTATCGAATAATGCTTCAAGTAACAGCAGAAAGTTAGCTGATTGCTTGGGGCAAGTAGCAGAATGTATTCCGGTTCCCGTCCGAAAGCAGACACCCGGACGGGAATACTGGGAACAGAATCTTGCCATCTGTCGGGATACGAACTGTCCGGCAGTGTTAACAGAGAACTTCTTCCAGGACAATAAAGAGGATGTTGAGTACCTTTTGTCTCGGGAGGGCAAAGAGGATATTGCTCGGATTCATATTGAGGGTATTGTTAAATATCTGGGGCTATGAAAGCCTTGATTTATATAACCATGTTCCTGATGTCGGGAATATGGTTTGCTTCATGCCGAACTCAATATGTACCGGTAGAGACTGTGAGAACCGAATATAAGACACGTGATAGCATCCGGGTTGATAGCATCTATAATCAGGATAGCATTTATGTACTTGTCAAAGGAGATACCATTTACCAGTATAGATATAAGTACCTGTACAAGTATCAATATCTCAATAGGACGGATACAGTGATTAAGATTGATTCAGTGCAGGTTCCTTATCCAGTCGAAAAGCAGTTAAGCCGGTGGCAATCTATTAAACAAGATATTGGTGGTATAGCCATAGGGATGATAGTTGCTTTGCTTTTCATCATTGTCTGGCTACTCCGTCGAAAGAAATAACTACTAAAAAATAACACTAAGATTCATAATAAAAAAACTTTGGAATACCTCGGCTTGGGAAAGTCGGGGTGTTTTACTTTATTTTCTCTCAATTCTTGCTTTATATTTTTTTCTCCATACAATTTGCTAATCCGATATTGATTTGTATTTTTGTAAAAATTAAAATCTAACAATTATGAAAAATGTATTAGCTGTATTATTACTCATATTTTCATTTTCATTGTATGCGCAGGAAGATGTAACCAAATTCCTAGGTATTCCTGTGGATGGGAGTAAATCTGAAATGATAAGCAAACTTAAAGCGAAAGGTTTTCGGAGTGACCCGACAAGTGATGCTTTAATTGGTGAGTTTAATGGTGCAAATGTTAATGTATTGGTGGTAACGAATAACAATAAAGTTTGCCGTATTATGGTAACTGATGCCAATCGTGTTAATGAGAGTTCCATTCAAATAAGGTTTAATAAACTATGTAAGCAATTTGCAAATAATGCAAAGTACGTGTCAGTGCAAGACTATACTATACCTGAAGAAGAAGATATTGCCTATGAAATAACTGTTAATAAAAAGCGTTATGAAGCTGTTTATTATCAACAGCCTGCTGCTATAGATACAGTTACCGTTGTAGAAAAAATGAAATCAATTCTATTGTCTAAATATACGAAAGAGCAATTAGCAAATCCAACAGAAGAGTTGCAACAAGATATTGTTAAACTCTCTACAGAATATGTATTAGAACAATATACTAAAAAACCTGTTTGGTTTATAATATCAGACTATTATGGAAAATATTATATAACAATGTTCTACGATAATGAATATAATCGTGCAAACGGAGAAGATTTATAATTATAGAAAAATTTGTAGTAATAAGTAGTTCAACAAATTGCCTATATCTTTTATCTCATAATTATTTCCCCTTAATATTATTATCATTACCAGTAAATGATAAAATACTTATGATTGAAAGAGGTAGCCGAATAAGCTACCTCTTTATGCTCTCTGTAAAATAGTTGAATCAGTTGGGACTTTCTTAATAAAGTCGCTCTCTATTATATATGCATCCATCTTGTCAGCTTCATAAGGCTGCTTGATATATCTATCTTATGTAATGCTATTTGCTTTTTCATAACTCTGCTTCTTTGCATTAAAACAAAAGAGGTCAGGGTTTGCTCATTGCAGATACTTTTTTTTAATTATAAATAGTCTTTTCCCAATCGTCCAGCACAGTTACATCCCATTTTGGAAGGTCTGGATTAATATAGGTGACAGATTTACCATATACAGAGAAACTTTTCCCAAGAAATTCGCTGATAGCTTCATCTTCTCCTTTCTGCAAGCAGATATTCATAAAGATATGCATTTCATCCCAGTTGGTAGGTCCGATGAATAGAGATTCAATAAGCCTACCTTTAACGGGAGCACCGACAACTTGGTTTTTTATCCGCTCAAAAAGAGATATAGCTTCTTCAAATGTCAT